GGCCGGGGGCGGGGGGGGGCGGGATGGGGCGGGAGGGGGGGGCGGCGGGGAGGCAGTTCGGGAGGAACGAGGCGGAGATCGAAGCCACGCGCGAGGCGCTGATGAGAGGGCTCACCGAGTTGAGGGGGGCGGGGGGCGCGGAGTCGGAGCGGCTTCTGGAGTTGGCGGGTGAGCAGCGGGAGGTGTTCGAGGCGGGGGTGACGGAAGCGATTGAAGGGTTCAGGGATCTATCGAACCAGCAGATCGCGCAGATAAGTAGTGATATCAACCGTGACGTGGGAGATGCGCGCAGGGCGATATCGGCAGGGTTCAATCCGCAGACGGGTGAGCCGTTGAGACCGGGCGAGGGCGAGGCGCTTTTTAGTTCGATTGAGAGGGAGGCGGGGCTTCGGCAGGGGCGCGCGGTGGTGGAGTTGAGGTCGAGGTTCAATGAGCAGTTGTTGCAGGCGAGGTTGGCGGCGAGCCAGCAGAGGCTAGGGTCGTTAGAGGGGCAGAGGGCGCTGTTTCTTGCGTCGGCGCAGTTGAGGACGAGTATTGCGGCTGCGGCTACGCAGCTTGAATTGCAGGGCAGGACGGCGCTCGCGGAACTTGTGAGAGCGAACCCGGAGAGTATTATCTCGACGTTCTCGGGCCTTGTGGCGCTCGCGGAGTTGGCGACCGCGCCCGGAGGTGGGAGTATACCGGGGCTTAACCTTAATCCCTTCCAAGGTGCGGCATGAGTGAGGTGATGGCATGAGTCAGATTGCGTCGTTTATATCGCCGGTGAGGCCGCAGGCGGGCGCGCCGCCGGTTAATGTGCTGGATCCAATTACGCCGCAGGCGCAGAGGGGCATTGAAGGGATTACGGGGAACTTGCAGGCGCAGGCGAACAGGCAGTTGGAAGCGGCGAGGATTGCGGCGCAGGCGGGGCTAGCGAAGGCGGATATTGATGCGCGGCAGAGGTTGCAGGAGGCGGAGTTAGAGAATCGGATGCAGCAGCAGACGGCGGAAGTGGAGCAGTTGCAGTTGGGGAGGGAGGCGAGGACGGCGGAGCAGGAGAGCGAGCAGCAGTTCCAGGCGCAGTTGACGCAGGAGGCGCAGGAATTTACGCAGCAGGAGAACCAGTTACAGCGGGGGTTCGAGGAGAGGTTGGTGAGCAAGGAGAGGGAGGCGAGGAACGGGATAGAGAGGGCGAAGATCAAGGCGGCGGAAGCGATCGCGGTGGGAGATACGGGCGCGGCGAGGGATGCGCAGGAAGAGATCATCAATCTGGAGATCGAGGCGGACAAGGTGCAGGAGGATATTGCGACGTTGCAGGGGACGCTCTCGATGGTGAGGGGGCAGCAGGCCCCGGCGACGTTCGGGAGGATCAAGGATTCGGCGATGGAGTTCCTGAATATGCGGGAAGAGGTGCTGGTGGCTTCAAGGAATGATGCGCGGTTGAGGATTGATCTCGTGGCGAGGAACGCGGGGGCGATAAAGGGCGGTGTGAAGAAGGTGCTGGATGAGGGGGAGACGCTGGTGAGAGAGCGGTTGGTGGAGAGTCGCGTGGTGCCCGTGCCTCTGCCAGCGAGAGGCGCGATTAGAGAGGGGCCTGCGCAGTTCAGGGATGTGCGAAGGGTGATGCCGTTGCAGGCCGAGGCCAGGGAGAGGGTGCTTGATGAGGGGAGGGCGGAGGCGCTTGCGAGGCAGGTGGTGAAACAGTTGGATTTGCCGGATGAAGCGCCGGGAAGGATCAAGGATGCGCTGAATGATCTGATGACGCCGCTTGTGAGGGGCGCGGCGCAGGGGGTGATGAGTGATGAGAGGCAGACAGAAGCGGGCGTAGCAGTTGCGAGGTTGGAGGAGTTGGGGTTTGATAAGTTCAGGATCGCAGCGCTCTTGGATGCGTTCAGGGACACGGATCAAAGGTTCGGAGACGAGAAGAAGGGGGATCTGTCGAAGCTGGAGAACGCGGCGGGGATACTGAGGGGGTTGCCCGGTGCGGGGAGCGCGGTGGGGATAGACCCGGAGGGGTCGAAGAAGCAGGTCGAGTCGATGGCGCGAGTGTTCGAGAACCAGACGAACGCGGGCGCGCTGTTGTTCAGTGATGAGCAGTTCAATGAGTTCCTTGCGGGGCTCGCGCCGTTCACGGATGATGAGGAGATGGCGCGGTTGAGGGAGATCAGGCAGGCGTTCATCGGGAGGAGCGCGGAGGAGTTCGGGTTCGCGGGCTTCGAGGACGTGTTCAACATCGAGGGGGCGACGGGCCGTCTCGAAGAGTTGCGAGGCGAGAGAGCGGGGCTTCGCAGGCGCGCGGGGGGGATACAGCGGCGCGCGAGTGAACGCGCCGGAGAAGCGCGCAGGGGTGCGGGTGAGATATTGCTTGAGAGCTTGTTGGAGCCATCTGGATGAAAGTAGTCGCTAGTGGTTGAGCCGCATACGCAGCAGATTAAGTTGCTGTCGCACCTCGTGCATGAAATCGTGCAGGAGGACGGGGGCGTGGCGCTGTCGTTGCATGGGCTGCACACGATCAAATCGGAGGATATGGAACAACTGGTGGAACCCGCGCAGATATCGGATGGGACTCCCAAGCGGGTGCGCAGGTTTATACATTCGCTCAAGGGGAGGAACCTGAAGAGGAAAGATATGGTGATATGGGCCGCGAAGGATGAGGCGGGGAAGGTGTGGATAGGCGCGGGGTTTACGGATGAGGCATTACCAAGGGAAACTTTAGAAGAGGAGGCTGCATGATGACTCAAGCAACGTTGAACTCAGGACAAGTTGCAGGAGACGGAAATGCATTGCGTGAACAAGAGATCATAAAAAGAGAGCATCTTGCAACACCGGGGCCTTGGATGGCACAGGAATGTGGTGAAAAGTGCAGTGCAATAGTTATAGGTGTGGCTTACGCTATAGGAGATGAAGTTTGTAAGGAGGGCCTTTCAGGATGGCCTGAGTGCTATGATGAAGATGGTAATGATTTAATATCGCGTGAATGTCACATTTGTGAGTTGGGTGACTATTCTGAAAATTCTAATTCTAATGCTGATTTTATAGTTCACGCTCGTGATGATATTGCTTTCCTTCTTAAACGGTTGAATGCGTCACGCGCACATGTGGCTTTGTTGCAACAGAGAGTGAAAGAGCTTGTGTCTGGATTGACACCTGAGGAAACTGCGTAATGGCGAAGAGGCGGACATTCAGGGGGGCGGCGGTGGCGCAGAGGTCGCGGGATGCGGTTGCGCGGCAGTTGGCGGAGAGGGCGCGGAGGAGCGCTGCGGCTGCGAGGAGCGGGTTGGCGGGGACGTTCGGGGTTGCTCCGAGTGTAGCGAGTGTGGCCGCGATAGAGGCGGCGACTACTCCGGCGACGACGGTGAGAGGGGGCGCTGCGCTGGGGAGGACTGCGGGGAGAGGCGCGGCGCGTGCGGTGGGAGGGGCGGTTGCGAGGAGGGCTGCGCTTGCGCCGCTGGGGTTTGTGCCGGGGATAGGTCAGATCATAACAGGTGGGCTGTTGGGTTTGACAGCCCTTCAACTGTTGAGAGGGGGAGGGGGAGGTGCGGCGGATATAAGGGCGGAGGAGTTGGAGTCGCTACTTATCAGTCAGCAGAGGGCGGGGGTCGAGGCGCAGATCAGGGAGGAGCAGGCGCTGGGGGGTCTTATTGATTTGAATGTGGAGGCGGAGCGCGCGAATAGGAGGGTGAGGGAGCTTGCAGAGCTAAGGGAGTTGATTGGGCAGGAGGCGGGGAGGATCGCGGAGATTTCGCAGGTGGAGGTGCCGAGTCTGGCTGAGGTGGCGGCGAGGATAGGGTTGGGGTTGTGACGCAACTGGCTACGAGGTTGGTGGGGAGGCCGGTTACGGCGCTCTTGAGGAGGGCGGTGAAGGGTGTTGTGAGGCCGGAGTTGGCGGCGAGTACGAAGTTGAGGTTGGATAGGTTGTTGAAGAGGGGGGAGAGGATTGTTAATACGGAGTTTGTGAGGGATCTGCCGGGGGATAGGGAGTTGTTGGTGGAGATTGCGACGAGGGGGGGCGGGACGAGGACGGAGGTGCTGAGGTTGGGGGGACGGGGGTTTGCGAGGAAAGCGGCGCAGGCGGGAGGAGTGGAGGCGGGCGCGAGGGCGACTGTGGAAGGGGCGAGGAGGAGGCCGCCGGTGCTGGGGCAGGCGGCGCGAAGGGCGGCGGGGTTGGCGCGGAGGAGGCCGATCGAGACTGCGGCAGTGGCGGCTTTGACTGCGCCGTTTGCGGCGAGTGTGATCTCGGGGTTTGCGAGGACGGCGCAGGGGAGCAATCTGGATGATCTTATAGAGGCGGAATTGGCGGGGCAGACGGGGCTGGTGGCGGATTCGATTCGGGCGCAGAAGTTGCAGCAGTTGGTGGGGGTAAATACGGCGAGGTTGGCGGCGCTGAGGCCAGATATTGCGATGCAGTTGAGCGCTGGGAGGAGGCTGCCGCAGGGGGGGATCTTTATTGGGAGACCGCAGGGGCAGGGCCTCCTCGAAGAGTTGGCGCTGAGTATGGCGACGGGTGGGTTCCAGAGCCCGGGGACGGTGGAGGACCAGGTGCTTCAGAGGTTGGCGCAGCAGGCTGGGTTGAGGGTGTCCACGAGATCGAGGACGTTGCAGGGCGGGGATGTGAGCAGGACGGTGAGCGTGACAGGGCGGAGTGGCGAGGATCAAACATCGTCGCTATTCTAAGCTAGGAGACAACAGATGAGCGTGATACCAGAATCAGAACTGACGAATGTGAACTTCCTCATGGCTCCGCTGCCCTTCGATCCGGCGACGGCCACAAGGGTGATACTGTTCGTAGCGCCTTATGATATGTTTATTGATGAGGCGGCGATCCGGTATACGGTGGCGAACGGGGCCGCGCTGACGGGGAATATCTCGAAGCTGGCGGACGGGACGGCTGTGTCGAGCGCGGGGACTGCGCTTACGAGCGCGGTGGATATGGATTCGACAGCGGATACGGTGCTGTTCTCGCTGGGGTTGAAGACCGACATTGATGCGAACAGGCGTCGAGAGGTGATGCAATACTTCTGGAGTTTTCGGGAGCGGCGGCTGCGGCGTTGGGGTTGGTGAGTGTGACGATTCGAGGGCACAGAGAGTTCGGATAAAGGAGCCGGAAGATGGTACTGAACGACTTTGCACTGGGATTCAGGCAGCTTGTGATGGTGAACTTCCAAGGGGATATCATCACGGATCAGCCGCTCGCTATCTTTCACAGAGATGTGCGGTTGAGGGGCGCGTGGTTGAGGTACGGGGTGAAGGGTGCGACAGGGACGTTCACCTTTACGCTTAAGAGCGCGGTGGATGCGACCGCGATCGGGTCGGGAGTCGCGCTGACTGCGGCGTTCGATGCGGTTGCGGGCGCGGCGAATACGTTTCATCCCTTCGCTATCACGGGCGGGTTTCAGGATATCAGCCAGAACGTGGTTATTGGTCTGGATGTTGCGGATTCGGCGACGACCAATGTTGCGGATATGGTTGTGGGGCTCGACTTCGAGTTCTTGCCCACTTGATGGTGAGGCGACAGGTAGATAGGTGTAACACGGTGCATGAGGCGGAAAGGCGCGATTGTCCCTTGTGGGCACGCGCCTGAGCGAGCCCCGGCGGGGGTTTCAGCCTCTGCCGGGGTTTTTACGATGACGCAGTTCCCGTCATTCAGCGCGGCGGCGCAGTTCGAGAGGGTGACGCCCTTCGATGCGCCGGGCGTGATATTTACACAGCTTGTGGATGGGGAGTTGACGGCGGGCTCCGCTGCGCGCGCGTTGTTTGATGGTTCGTCGTTGGGGGCGAAGGAGAGGGATTCGCTGTCGCAGAGGTTGAAGGCGCAGGCGGGCGGGACGGGGGTGTCCAATGCGCTGGTGGATATTGCGACGAACCCGTGGGTGTGGTTTATGTTCGCCACGAGCGCCTTTGGGCTTACGGCGGTGGGAAGAGGCGCAGAGAATATATTCAGGCTGGCTCCTAAGTATCACCCGTTCATTGCGGAAAACGGGAGCTTGTTGCATCAGGTTGGAGGCACGACGCCGCTCCAGAGTTTGAGGGGGACGGCGACGGGCGCGAGTTCGTTCCAAGTGAGCGACGCGATGGATGCGTTCAGACGGAGGAGAGGCGACGGGTTGGGCAGGGCGATATTTGAAGCGCAACAGAGGTTGGGAGTAAAGACGCTTGATCCGAGGCGGATACCGAACCCGGAGTTGGCGGGGAAGGTGGAGCGGGGGATGCTGGCCGTTCATGCGTCTATTACGGGAGCGGCGCGAGAGATAGAGGAGGTGTTCCCGGTTGTGGAGAAGGGGGTGCTGACGTTGGAGAAGGTGAGGAGGCCCGCGCTTATTGCGCAAGATCCTGACATCATCTTGCAACAGATGGGGCTCACGGGGTTGAGGGACGCGATGGTGAGGACGTTCAGGGAGACAGCGGACGAGTTGTTTCCTGATGAGGACGCGATACTGAGGATTTACAGAGGGCTGGCGAATCCAGTGGTGAGTCCGAACAAAGACACTTTGGCTGGGATTGATCTGGTGGGGCAGGTGCTGGGGAAGTTTGCAAATGATGTGAGGCAGGGAGCGGTGACGAGGGATCAGTTCACGAGGGCGATCAGGGAGACGGTGTTAGCGCCGATAAGGGAGAACGGGACGTACTTTCCGAGGAATGTGAGCGAAGGGTTCAAGCTGGCGACGGGTAAAACGATAGATGTGGATAGGTTGAGAGCGGCGACGGCTGACGCGAGAAGACTGGGGCCTGCGGGAGCGACGATACCGAGGGTGAATGCGACGGGGCTTTTCCATCCGAGGGATCTGGAGGGGCTGGGGAATCAGTTCGGGGCGACCAATGAGTTAAGGCGTCAGATCAGTGTGGGGGACGCGATCCTTGAGAGAGGGCTTGTGAACGCGGATGAAGGGGTGGTGAGGTTCCATCGACTAAGGCCCTTAGCTCAGGTCACTAAGTATGTGGATGATTCGACGAGGACGTTCGCGTTCTTCGTGGATAAGCCAGGGAAAGAAGTGCTCGCGCTCCAGAAGGCGTCGCGTGCAGAAGCGTTAGCGGCGGATCCGGTGGGGAGGTTGAGGTTTGCGGTGGGGCTGGAGGCGGCAGGCAGGGCAGGGCCGCAGGGAGAGCGGGCGCTGGGTGCGAGGGTCTCCTCGATCTTCGACGAGGTAGGGGAGGCTCAGCAGCCTCTAGGCGGCTTCTCGATGGCGGATGCGTTCCAGAGAGAGTTCCAACTCATCAAGGATCCACATAGGCAGCGAGTCATTACGGATGTGATTGTCCCGAGAGCGTTAGGGAGATTGTCAGTACGGAATACGGCTTCGATCGCGGCGCTGCACACGGGGAAGCAGATGCTCGATTCGTTCGTGAGGACGGACGCCGCGAAGGTGATTGGTGAGTCGGGAGTCTACGGGAAGCGCGTAGTTGACAGGATGAGGCAACTGGCGAATCAGGATACGGATTTGTTGAGAGCGGGCGGTTCTATATCGAGGGGGCTTGCGAATCTGCTCTACAAGACGCACTTGGGGGTGAATCTGGCGTCGGTGGCGCTGAACTCGACGCAGCCCTTCTTGTTGGCGAGCACGTTCGTAGGGGCGAGGAATGTGCTGGCGGGGTACGGGGCGGCGTTCAGGGAGATGGGGGGGTACTTCGCGGAGAGGACGGCGCGGTTCGGGCTGAGGCCCATTACGAACGCGCAGCGCGGGGAGTTGGTGAGGAACAATTTCAGGTTCGCGGACGTGGAGGGTGTGGATCTGCTGGGGGCGACGGACGACGTGCTTGAGAGTCTGGATGCGATCTCGTTCGAGAAGGGCGGGAGGGGGTTGGCGCTGGGTGGAGAGACGGCGTTTAGGCAGGAGGTGCTGTCGGGCGACTTCCTGTTGAAGCCCTTCGAGAAGGCCGAGATGATGAATCGGAACGTGGCCGCGCACGCGCTGGCGAGAGCAAGAAACTTTGATGTGGATGCGCTCGCGCCGGGGCAGGCGACGGAGTTGAGGGAGTTCGTGCTGGAGACGCAGTTCGGTAGCAATCCGCTGAATACGCCGCTGAGGTTCCAGCCGAGTCGAGCGAGCCAGGAGTTGACGTTCTCCCGCCTTCTGGAGAACCCGCTGATGCGGCAGTTCTTCAGTTTCCCGCTGCGATCGTTCACGGGGATCGCGGAGACGAGCAGGTTCGTGGGGGGGAGTGAGGGAGTGAGAGGGTTCGGGAGAGGCGTGGGCGGGGTGGCGGTGGATGTGCTGAGGGGCATGGGTGTGTCGGCGATTATGTTCGAGGCGGGCAAGGATCTCATTGGGGTGGATCTGGAGAGGGCGGGCTTTGCGAGCGCGACGACTGAGTTCCCGAGCCTGTTGCTGGGGCAGGAGGGACGGGGGTTGGTGCCGCCCATCGTGGATATTGGGCAGGACGTGTTCAAGGCGGCGTTCACGGACGAGGATGTGCAGTTCACGAGGGATATCCTACCGAGGGTGGTGCCCGGTGGGATTGCGGTGTCGCGCGCGATAGGGGTGCTGCCGAAGATAGACACAACGCCGTCGCTGAATCCGCAGCGGAGGTTCGCGGACTACACGCAGCTTAATGAAGAGGGAAGGGTGCCCGTATTTGACGCGAACTCGGGGAGCCTTATCTCGTTCGAGAGGCCGATTGATCTAGTGCTTGAGGGGCTGGGCGTAGACCTGGGGAGGTTCGGCGATACGCAGCAGTTGGAGCAGTTCCTTATCAGGAGCAGGGAGCAGATGAACGCGCTGAAGGATCAGGCCATTAACTCGTTGCTGTCGAATAATATCGAGAGGTTCCAGAAGATAAAGAACGAGTTCACGAGAAGGTTCGGCGTGCCTATGGACATTACGAAGCAGCGGTTGAGGCGAGAGATACAGCAGCGGGAGACACCGCGCCCCGAGCGCATATTGGATACGTTGCCGCCCGAGGCGAGGCCGATATTTCAGCAGATCGTGGCGCAGCAGGCCGCGAGGTTGGGTCTGCCACCCGAGGTTATCATCAGGGGAAAGACGGCGAGGCAGCGGGACTTCGCGCGAGGAAACAGGTTCGAGGTGAGCCCGGATACGCAGGACGCCATACGAAGGGCGCTTCAGGAGCAGGCGGTGGAGGCGGCGAGGTTGCCAGGACAGAACCCGGCGTTCGCGCCATTTTCAGGATTCGAGCGATGACGCATCTTCCGTACTCATCAAGACCACTATGTTCGATTCGTGGTCAACTTCCTTCACGTAGAGCTTTGGGCGGTTGGGATCAGGAGCTTCCGAGAGCGGGATGGATGATGGTCCTCCATAGGCGACAGGATTACCTTCGGGATCTTCAATGAGGCAACAGCCATGTTTGTCCAACTTAACAGAGTTGCCTTGGCGGTAGCGATTGACCTTCATAGGAGACCTCCAGTGTTGCACGCAATTATAGCGGCGAGCGTCTTGGCGGGGTGCGTGACAGCGAGCCTACCCGAGGACACATCGCCAAACTTATCGGATGGGACTGTCTTGGAAGAGATGGATTCGGATGTTGAGTCATTGATATCCTCGATCAGTGAGGCGGCGCGGACGATGGAGGAGTGGGATGTGCAGCGGCAGATGTTCGCGCCGGGGACTCCGGAGAGGGAGCAGTACGATAAGATCGTGGCCGCGATTGCGGCGATGACCATAGAGAAGATCAGGGACGGGTACGCGCCGGAGTGGACGCCCTCTGTTGGAGCGATTTCGACCGTGACCACGGTGGGCGGAGGCGGAGGGTTGTTGGCTGCGGTGGCGGGGTGGTTTAGGGAGAGAAGGGGGAGGCTGGGAAACGTGAGCGCTATGGAGGAACTGGCGACGGCTATCGTTGAAGGGGAGCACCACGAGGGCTTGTTAGCGAGCGATAAGATATCGAGCGCACGGGCGAGGCAGCTTGTCAAGAGAATAGCGGAGACCCATGATGGCGAGAGCACGCAGAAAAACTAGAGGATTCAAGGCCAGCACGCGGCGCGTGTCGCGGAAGCAGCGCGCCACCGCAGTGCGCGTGCGCAGGATACGCGCGGCCAGCGCGCGCAGGGTTAGCCCTGGGACAAGGAGCGTGAACCCAAGAACCAGAAGAGCGCGCGGGACTTAGCAGGGGCCACCACTCGCCCAAGTCCTCGGGCTCATAATCCTCGGGACACTCACACACGAATGTAACCGCTAGGATGGTCAGGCGGTGGTGATTTGTGTGTGCATGGGATACAGTCGCGCCACAACCACAATTCGCGCTGTTGCTTGTTGCAATAATCTGTTTTACCTCGATGAGGGAGAAGACCACGAGCTACGCAGTAGCCTTCGCGGTAGGCGCGTTCGGTGGCGGGGTCGGTCTTGGTGGAGGGCAGTTGGTACACCATGTCAGGGCTCCCTTGTTTGAGTCCCATCCGATTCATTTGCTTTGGCGTGGACGAACATTTCTAGGTCTGGGAATTCTTTAAGGATCTGTTGGTTAGTGTGTTCGGTTAGTCCTATTCTGATATACTCCATGTGTACTTCTATTATTGACTGGTTTATGTTTCCAAGATCGCCTTCTTCGATTTGCTTCACAAAGTACTCCTCTAGTTCTGCATCGCCGCATGCGCCAAGAAGTAATAAGGATGAAATGTTGGTCAATAACGGGAGTTCATTCGCGTATACTTCTCGAAGTCTGTCTGACGATACATATAGTTGCCGAGGGCTCCATTTTGAAGTTCCGCTCACCCTCCACCAGTATGGAATTATTGCGGTTGCTGTGAGTAGCTGGTCGCTAGTTATTAACGGATACCTTGAAAGGTCTGTGATCTTCGTTGGCTCGTTACTATCGTGGTTGTTGATGATGAACGTGAAATCCATTGACACTGGGATGTCTTTGTCTTCTGCTGCTGACTTTCTTAAAACTGCCACCGCGATGTTTAGTGTCTTGAATGGTAGATCGTTTATGTTCATGGCGATGGTTCCTGTGGGGGGAGGATGAGGAGGATTTCGGGTTCGGTTAGGACTTTGTACTCTTGCTCGTCGATCGTGATATCGACGCCCGCGTAGCGAGAGTAGACGACGCGATCACCCACGGAGATCGTCATGGGGCGGTGCCAAGTTCGAGGTTGTGCAATGTTTGAATCGGCAGCGGTTTCGAGGTGGAGGCCGGGGCCGCAGGAGAGGACGGTGCCGATGGTGGGCTTCTGCTGGGAGTCCTTGGGGATGTGGAGCGCGCCCGCCATAGTTTCGGCGTCGTCTTCGCGGAGGAGGACGTTGTTCGAGAGGAGGCGCAGGGCGGCGGGGAGCGAGGGGGTGTCATGGGACATTTTCGAGGTTCGTCCTTTCTGGAATGATCGTGACCGTGAAGCCGCTTATGTAGACGGGGGTGTTGGGATGGGCGGCGTCGATTTCAGTGTAAGCGGCGTTAAAGACTTGCTTGAGTGTGGTGGTGTGGAGAAGGGAAGTGGCGTCCACAGCCTTGTGGTGTGTGAGCACTTCGGAGCCAGTGGTGAAGTGGACTACGACCTTTGCGGAGGGGGGCATGTCAAGGCTCCTCTACTGGTAGCTTGTCTCTCCATGCGAGTTGTTTATTCATTGCTTCCTTGGCTTTCTCGTAAGAAACAGTGATAGCTTCGGCAGCTTCAACAAGTCCTAACTTGTCAACACGACTAGCTTTGCACATGATATTAGTGAAAAGGGCTTGATTGCTGAACACCATGTATATGACATCCCCTTCTGCAATCTTCTTATTAGTAAGAGGGCAAACATCTGTTTGCTTCATTATAACTCGTTGTTTAGCAAATTTAGCATTGTAGTCCATACTGCGAAACCAGACGGGTTTATCGCGGCAGGTTATTCGCGTTAGGTCAGATGATACGGTTTCGGACGGCATGTGTGGGCTCCGTCAAGCGGGGTTGAACAGAGGGATGAACAATTGTAGCTTTCCGAGGGTGGGGATGCGCAGGGACGCGCCCCGGCGGCGGGGGAGGAGGCGTTCTGAGAGCCAGCGGCCCTTCGTGTGGGGGTTCCCGTACTTGGAGAAGATGGCGCGCATGTGGATGGGCAGGAGACGCGCGCGGAGGGAGGATAGGGCGTCGTCGCGGACGTTCCATGTGGACTGGAGGGGAATGGATATGAGCCATTCGAGCTTGTAGGGCCGGGGCTCGTATTCGGCGAGGCGGGAGGAGTGCGTGTCGTAGTTGGGGGATGGCTCGGTGGGGGCGTAGGAGAAGGAGAAGACGAGCCAGGGGTGGAAGCCCGATGCGTGGGGCTGCTCCATCATGCCCAGCGCGGCGCGGCCGTTCACGCGGTAGTTCGTGGAGCGACATTTATCGGATGGGACTTTCATGCGCGGGGCGTGTTGGATGGGGGACGTGATGATCTCGATGGGCGAGCCGTAATCGACACGCTCGACATTGTGAACAGGGCGGATATTCGCCTCACACTTAGCCTCGAACAAAGGTTCTTTCACTTAGGCTTCCTTGAGGGGTGGGTTGTCTGCGAGCCATTTCTTTGCTTTCACGAGGGCGCAGCCCTCTTTGTGCGGGAAACCTTCACCCATATATGTTCTTATTGCGCCACACGTTCCACAGATATAATTATAATTAGAATTAGGATCAGAAGGCGTAACAGTAGGATCACGAGTCATAGCTTCTAGTAGTTCGCGTAGTTCCGCAATCTCTGCTTCTGCATTTTTCATTCGAGGGCTCCTGTGTTGGGGGGAAACCAACGCCCGCCGGGGAGGGCGAGCGCCGGGGGACCGAGTTTCGCGCCGTAGGGCGCGCAGGGGTTCGGTCCATTGGCCCCTTCCCACAGGCCCTCTATCCGGCGATGAGTTCTTGGATGAAGTCTTCCTTGTCCCTGCGCTTGCGCACGGTGTCGCCCTGTTTCTTTTCAGTGTCGCGGATGTTCTGCTTGAGGCGGACCTGGACGATGGATTGGGCGGCCTCTGCTTCGTCGAGTTTGGTCTGGACGAAGGCGACTGCCTGTTCGATGTCGGGGCTCTCTTCGCCGGTGAAGCCCTTGAGGCAGCCCTTGAGGCGGTCGCGCGAGATGCGCACGCGGATTTGTTGATTGGAGGGGAGGGCGGCTTCGGCGGATTCGTCGATGGGGAGGATCATCGGCTGGCCCTTGAAGGTTAGTTCGCCTACGTTGGGGTCGTCCGCGTAGCGGTAGTGGAACTGGAAGACGATGGCGGGGAGTTCTTGGGCGGGGTTGCCGTGGCGGAAGGTGCCATCTTCGGCGGTGAAGGCAACGAGGTCGGCGGTGTATTCCTTTTCGCCGGGGCCTTCGTCTTCGTAGGGCCACTTGCCGAGGCCGCCGTAGCCCATGTTGGCGTTGGCGGTGTTGAAGCGGGCGACGAGTTTGCCGAGGGATGCGGATACGCTCATGCGGGTTCTCCTTCTGGTTGGATCATTCGGTTGCGGGCCTTTGAGTATTCGTCTTCGAGTTGCGTCCATGCGTCACGAGATGAGAGCTTGAGGTCGGAGGTGAAGGCGACGCGGCGCTTGGCGGCGTTGCGTTGGTCGATGTGCTCGAAGGTGAGGTAGTGAACGGGGCGTGTGCCTGATTCTCTTCGTGTGCGGGGTTTTCCGTTGCCGAGTAACTTGGGGGTGCCGTCGAGGTTCTTGACTGCGACATCTTCTTGGAAGGATTCGCGGCGGACTTCGACGACGGCGACGAAGGAGCAGACAGGGTAGATGCGGTTCCAGAGCTTGTCGGAGATGGTGGGCACGTTCTCTATGTAGCGGCGGTGCTCGCCCTCGCCCTCGATCTTGTCGCCGAAGTGGACGACGTAACAGACGCCATAGCCCTTGGAGTGGAGTTCGATACCGAAGTCGAGGAGGTGATCGTAGATGGTGCCCCATGCCTGCTGGCCGTGGAGTTCGCCGAAGGTTTGCTTGCCGAAATATTCTGTGACCCAGGGCTTGCACATGCGGATGCAGGTGGTGAGTGTGTCTATGACGATTATCTTGGGGCGGGCGGGGTCGTTGTCGTCCGCCATCTGTTCGAGGATCTTCTTCTGTTCGAGGAAGGCGTTCCAAGTGGCTTTTACTCGTTTGAGGTGGACGGGAAAACCTTGTTGATCGGAGAGTTCCTTGTCCTCGTAGGAGTCTTGTTCGCCCGGGTTAGCGCCCTCGGCGGGGTTGCCCTCGGTGTCGAAGCCGGGCCACATCGTCGCGCGGTAGGTGGGGGTGGTGACGCCGGAGAGGTCGGTGTTGAATATGTAGGCGTCGGGGCATGATTGGAGGAGGGCGGACTTGCCCGAGGAGGATGCGCCGCCGATGACCATGAGTTGGTTGTGGAGCGGGGGGCACATGAAGATGCCGCCGCCTACGCCACGGAGCTTCCCATACTTCTGCGCGATGGTCTTGCCATGCTCAAGCGTCTGCGTCATTATTATCCTCCGTACACATATCTTTGATTCGGCCTTCTATTTCTTCCATTGACTCTTCGATTCGTAGGTATCTAAACTTAGAGTCTGTTGTGTCTAACCTTACTACCGCTTTTGCACTAGGATAGAACTTTCTATCCCAATCGTTAGTTCCAAGTGGTTCACCTGTTTCGTTTTTTGTAGATATAGAAGTGACTTTATGGATTGGAATCATCGTTATAACTCCAGGTTGTGGAATGACCGCCCAATCAGTGGAGCCAAGGTCATCTTTGGTTTTTATTTCGTCTGAATATTTACTCACCATAGCTTCGGTGACATAAACAAAGATGTTATTCATCACTCGCCTCCTCGATGAGCTTCTTGATCTGTGCGGGAGTTTCGTCGAAACATACTTCGTGGTCGTGCCCTCGCATTAAGAGTGAGGAACTGAGCTTTGGATATGCAGGAGCAGTATCTGTTTCACAATAAGTTTCGATGCAAAGAATTTCTGAAGTCCTGACTTCTGTCGTTGCACGGTGTTTGCGAAGGTGAGCGTAAATGTGTCCTGTTCTATGCAATGTGATAAACCTGGCCATCACTCCCCCTCCTCTTGCGCTGGCAGCCCGTCCGCGAGGCGGAGGGCCTCGCGGGCAGAATAAACAATTAGTGCTCGCATTCTGTCGCCAGGCGGAGCACCATGCGCCACAAGAAGTTGCAGCGCGCCGTACATGGCGAGGCAACATTTGTGTGAACGATTGATAAGTTCTATAGTTGCTTGGTCCTTGTTTGCGACTCCTGTATTGCCTAGTCCGGATATTGAGATGCCATTGGTGACTTCTATTCGCGTGTTTCCAGCTACGCTTGCGACTTTCCATTTTCCAATGGTGGCTTGTTCATACAATTCCGGTAGTGTTCGCCACTTGGGCTTCGTCTGTGTGTCGTGCATGAGGGGGCTCCGTGGGAAGGGAGGGGGTTATTCAGTGGGGGGAGCGGAGGGGGGTTCGATGGTTTGGAGGGTGGCCTTGCGCTGGAAGGCGAAGCCGCAGAGCGCGAGCCATGTGCGGAAGCGCGCGATGGCGGGCTTGGAGCCCGTGCGCGCGGTGAAGGCGTCGCGCAGTTCGGTGATGGAGTCGAACTCCTGGGTCTTGCACAGATCGTCGATGTGGGGCTTGATTGAATCGCGGATGATCTCGGGCATGAAGGGGCCGAGGGGGTCGTGGTAGGTGCGGGATGGGTTGGTCATTGGGGGGAGTCCTCTTTGTCTGTGGCGGCATCCTCTTCTTCACGCGAGCGTTGGATGAAGCCTTCTCGAAGGATGATCTCGGGCCAGTCGCGGACGGGGCAGACGTAGAAGGGGGCGTAGGGGGAGAGGGAGGAGTGGTGGGAGGTCATGCCGGAGCCGACCCGTGGGAAGTTCATTGGGAAAGGTTTGGCTGTGGCGAGCGAGTAGACACGGGCGGTGTTGTCAAGATACTCGCCCTCAGCGTCCTCGTCAAGTTCGGTGATGGGCGTGATCGAGACGTTGAAGGTGGGCTGGGCCTCGCGGAGAGGGGCTTCGTCGAGGTAATCGCCCTCGCCCTTGTACCATTCGAGGCAGCGCTTGAGGAAGAGGTGACGCGAGGGCTCGCCGTGGAACACCTTGGTAGGTTTCTTGTTGGTGTAACTATGCAGATACTCTGTAGCGAGGCTTTCGTTAGTGTGGAATAAATTCTTCGACTTGGGCGGTTTTCTTACGCCTATCAAACTAAATGTTACTTCCCAACGATTATTACGAAAATGGATTTCGCCGGAGATGCCGGAGCGTTTGCCTTCGGAGATGTAGTGGTAGGGGCGGTCGCGTTGGCCGAATTTGATGGTGGGCTTCTGGATGGCGATGTGCATCATGCCGCCGCACTTGGCGGAGGAGGGGAGGTGGTAGCGGTCTTGGATCACGCCTTCTTGGATAAGGTAATAGAGGATGTAGAGGTAGTGGCGGGTTTGGTTTTCGATGGTGCAGGTCTGGAGGCGGTCGTGAGTGGAGGACGTGCAGGTTTTCCAGTCGAGGATCCAGATGCGATTCGTTTTGTGGTTGTAGACGAGGCGGTCGATGCGGCAGACGAGGGGACACTTGGGGAAGTTGGCGTGATCGGTGTATGAGAGGGAGACCTCGGTGGCGAGGGTCTGGAAGTTGGGGCGATCCAAGTAGGGGAGGATGCCGCAGGCGAGCGAGGGGGAGGGGTGGGAGCGGAGGGAGGTTACGGCCTCGAAGTAGGCCCACGCGGCGTGCGCGGCGCGTTCTTCGCGCAAGAGGAGGTCGTGCATTTTATCGGATGGGACTTGTCGGGAGGTGCAGAGGCCACGGAGTTCGTCGAGGCGGGCGGTGAGAGCGGTGGACATGAGGCGGTGGACTTCGGAGGCGTCGCGGTCGTAGTGCTCGGCGCGGGCGTGGAACCACGAGCCGTGGGAGAGGGCGGCGGACCACGAGAGGAAGTGGGCGAGGTTGAGGCGGCGAGTGAGGTAGTATTTGAAGGGGTCGGCGGAGAGGGAGAGGTCGGAGGAGTGGATGTGGGGGACGGCGGTGTAGAGGCCGTGGGCTTCGAGGTAGCGCTGGGCGTCGAGGGCGCGATCGAGGGGGGGATCAATGGAGAGGGGGGTGGGGGGCATGGGTGGCGGTTCCTGAGCGAGAGGTTAGCCAAAGAGGCGGAGGGCGCGGCCCCGGTGCTTTACGCCGGGGCCAGAGAGATCACCATAGTCAGTTGTGGTGGCGGAGACAACCACGACTTGCAAAGCTCCGGCTGCCCCTGTCCCATCGTCGGGAATGGTAGTGCCGTCGAAGTCGATTATGGCGACGCGCTCGCCTGTGGGGATGCGAGAGAGCAGTGCGCCTACGGGGTGATAGTCGCCGTTGCCCGCACCACCACCGGAGAGGGATTGGTCATCGACGAAGACTGCCGGGGGTGGGTCGTCCTGTGTGTTGTCGATGCCCGGGAACTCGCCGGGGAAGCCCGAGAGTTCGTAGTTGTTGCCTACGAATCCAACGCCGAAGCCTACAGGCCATGAGCCGATGCGGTTGGCGTTGCCGGTGCCGAAGGTGTCATCTTTGTTGTTCCAGTCGCGCATGTGGTTGAACTTCTGTAACCAGTTGAAATGGTTGACGGCGGAAGTGCCGACATCGTTGTACCCGAAGTTTTCGCGCTCACCCACAAATGTGTTGTGAGCAAGGATGATGTGTTCGCTGGCAACAGAGCCCGTAACACCCGCGATCTCAGTGAGTGGGTTGGTGCCCGTCTTCCACTCGAACAGATTGCCAATGACAACCGCGCCCGTGGCGATGGCCACAGCATTGCCCAGGAGCAGGATTCTAGCATTTCGTTCGTTGGCGACAACTTTATTGAATATGCAAAGAGCGTTGTCTATCTCTGGTGCGGGATTCAATGCGGCTGATTGCTGTTGAGAAATCGTCACAGGCCCCGTCACAAGATTGCACACAAACCGGGCGTTGGAATCTACGTTGGCGGCGGTTGTGGATTCGGCTATCACATTTCCGTCATACACGGAAGCCGTCCGAGATGTAGAGAAAGACGCTATTCCGTGATTAAAGTCGCTTAGGTCACCTTCGTTGTTGATATACCAAGTACCCTGACTCAGATGCCCCGGTCCAGCTGAAGTGCTGGCAGCCCCGCTAACATTCCATAGACATCCAACATAAGAAATCTTGTTCAGGTTCGAGCCATCTACAAATCCCGCCGCAGCGTCACGGTGGATAGAATTCCCCATATACATGAGCCGCTCGGTGTTGTATGCTTTTATGCCGCTGCTTATCTGGAGGATTGCGCCTGCTTGGTTCGTTGATGAATGAGGCTCCGCAGTAATGTTAAACGCGGTGGTCACACGGGGAGACGGGGCAACACCAATCAACTTGTGCGTGCCAGCTTTCACGAACACTCTGAGCGCGGTGGCTGGTGTTCCGCCTCCTGTACTGGCGTCTATGGCTCCGCCAATCGTTAAGAAGGGGGCGGCTTCGGCAGCAGCGAGCGTGCCCACGATGCCCGTCGCATCAACGCCCGCTGTGTCTACCACTGCGATCAGGCTGGTGGTGATTGCATCGTCCTTGTCGCAAGTCACGTCGATCTCGGTCCAACCCAAATACTCCTGCGCCAATATCTCCGCCGCCAGGGACAGGTCGTTCGTGTCTAAGACGCTCGCCGCGTCGCCAACCACAGGAAAGACGCGGTAGCGGCAGGTGATCTGCTCGGCTTGGGTAAACGCCGCTATGGGTATGGTGGCGTGGTATGCCTCGGCGAAGAGCCCTGAAGCTGTTCGCTGAGTCGCCGTCTTGCTGGTGATTGTCAAAGTCTCGTTGTTCAGGCTGGTCACGCCGTCCGCGTCGAAGATGACTGCGGCTACGCCGAAGCGGTGGTATGCGTTGCAGGCCAACGTAAAATCGGCAAGGACGCGAGTGAAGCCGTGCGTGCCCGCGTAATAGTCCCACTGGCCGAGCGCCTTGGGGTAGATGACTACAGAATTGTTCGTCACCGCAAGGTCTGTGACGGGCTGGCTGTTCGATTCGGGGTCGATGGGGTTGTTGTACCAGTTCGCCGCGATGGTTACGGTGGGCGCAGTGCCGCTCTTACCCGCCCCCGTGTTGTCGTCGAAATACACAAACTCCGAAAGCGAAATTCGAGCCGTCATCTGGGCGGCGATGGGCGTATCGTCTATCTCGTCGAGGTTGGCCTCGTTGGGGAACGCCAGCCGCATGATGCTCGTGCCCTGAACAGTGCGGACCACTGTTCCCAAGACTCCGGTCGCGTCGAAGCCCTCGCTGGTGACTGTGAGCGTGAAATTGGCGGCGCTGGGGAGGGTTCCGAAGGCATAAGTGCCGCCCGGCGTCATGTTGTCAATGACCACATCGACGGAGAAGCCGTCATTCCGCACCGTCACGCTGAGAATGTCGCCGTTGGCCATAAGCGTCCTAGTATATGAAACTCCCGCCCCGCCGGTGGAGGGCGAGACGAGAGTGGAGGAGAGAGAACTACTAGGCTCTAAATGAGGCCGCCGAGCATGGCGTGCTTGGCGACCCCTATCGGATGGGACTCTCAGCGCCCAAGGGCTGCGTCCCTGGACTGACTACTGAACAGTCGCTGCGGGTTGCACCGTGTCAGCTAGAGGCGGCGAAGTGTGTACAGCCATGCTGCCTATGGGCATGGCTGCGGCCATGTGGCCAGTTGTCCGAACTTCAGAAGGTGGTGCGCGGTGTTCGCTCTTGGAGAGGCCGCGCGAGATGGTGTAGCCTGTGCCCGCGCCTACGGCGGCGAGGATGCTCTCGAAGTCGAGGCCCAAAGTTTCTTGGAGGATGATGAGGCCGATGAGGACAATTGTGATGATGAATTCTGAGGTCTTTAGCCCCGAGGAAAGGTTTCCAAACATGGCGGTTGTCTCCTGTTAGGTGTTCTCGCCCTGAGCGCGGAGCATTCGGACGAGGAAACCTGATGCGATACTCCATATGGCTGATCCTGCTATACCAGCAGGGCCTAGAGTTGAAAGGATTCCCTTAACTATTGGCGTGCTTTGTTCTATCCCTGTAGCGACACCCTCTGCGCCTTGTTCAAGGACGCGATCGGTGGTTTGCCCAAACGCATCTTTGAATGTGTTCCAGTCGTCAGACGAGCAACCTGAAATGTGTAGCAGGATGAGTGCGCTAGATGTGAGGGTGGCGAGAGCGAGTGTGCGTTTCATCAATCACCCTCCGGCGGACAAGTGGTTGGTTCGCCGTTCTCATCGCAACACACGCGCACGCACGGTGGTTGGCCGGGAGGAACAGGACAATTCGGGTTCGGGGGTGGGCAGTGCGACATGGATTAGCCTCCTCGTGTCGGTTTGATGTCGTCGGGTGTGCTTTGATCGCTGTCGTAGTTTTCGGCGGGCATTCTATGCGCTCGCAGGTAGATGCGGGCGGTGTTCAGTGTGTTTATGACTGCACGCTGGGATTCGCCGTGCGCGTTGTTGAGCGTAACTTGTTCGAGGCGCGTGAGGATCTGCTCGAAGCCTTCGTGCGCGCGTTGGCCTGCTATCTTGAAGCCGAAGTTATAAGCAGAGGTGGTGCTCCCGCTTTCCTCGATGCTTGCCCACTCCTGGGCGACCGCTTCGCCGCTTATCAAGCCTACGTCTCTTCCTGTGTCGTCCATGATGTCTTTCCTGATTACGGGTACAAAGAACTGTTTAATTTGAGCGATATCTTCGCGGTTGGCGTCTACCTTGGCGGTGAGTGTGCCGATGCTTGCGCCAACGACGGCGATGTCGGTGCGTATGTTGGCGGCGCTTGTGCTTACGAGGAGGCTATTTACGAAGGCATGACCAGCGAGGGCGGCGATGACGGCGGTGGAGAAAATACCGATTATTATAAGTTCTCTTTTTCGCATGTATGCCACCGATTCGTGTAGGTGTTCAGTCCGTGATTCGAGCGTCGCTATTTTTTCTCCGTGGGTGGGAACCATATAGGGTCATCCAAAGAATCTTCCCGCGAGTACTCCGGCGGTGGGGCCGACCATCGCTGTGCGTATGAGGACCATGACCTTTGTGAAACCGCCGCAGTAGAGAAAGATGTTGTCGTGCTGGATGCGGAAGACCTGCGCGCCGCCGGTCACGTCGTCCTTGGTGACTTCGGTGACGGTGGTGAAGTCGAGGAGGTGTACGTCGGTTTTGGGATGGTAAAGGGGGAGCCAGTGGCCGCGCTCACGCACATCGGTGTCGGACATGGAGGTGGTGGCGTTGATGAGGATGTCATCGTAGTTGGTGGAGTCCACGTCTGCGGCTTGGAATCCGCCGTACGCTGTGCCGGAGGAGCCTTTGGGGATGGGCTCGAAGCCGAATGCGGAGATGCCGAGCGCGGTGGTTATTGCGCCCGCGCCGGAGACGAGGTTGTGGAGGCCAAGGAGGGCGTGGTTGCCGGGGCTGCGTATGTGGATGGCTGCGCCTTGGGCGTCATCGCCTGCGGCTACAGCGTAGGGATCGTCCACGTCGCCGGTTTGTGTCATGGAGTCGTTGTTGAGGATTAGTAAGGGGGAGGAGGAGGCGCGGATGATGGTGGGGGAGGCTACGGGGTCGCCTCGGTAAGTGTTGCTGAAGAGTGCGTCAGCCATGCTAGACCTCGCAGTATATGACGGCGGTGATGAAGCCTTCTACGGTGGACACTATATCAAGTCCTTGGGAGACGGTGGTGTCGAACCATCCGTGGGGGTTGTAGGGGAGGGTGAAGTGGCCACCGGGGACTAGAATGGCGACGCCCGTGCCGAAGAGGTTTGTGGGGGTGGTGTCTTGGATGGCGAAGGTGGCGGTGCTCTCGGAGTTGATGACGAGGGAGAGGACGCGGATCTGTTTGGTGGCGACGAGAGCGACGAGGTTGATTGTGCCCGCGTCGAGGCGACCGCCCGTGGCGCGTTTGACGGTGAGGGGAGCGGCGACACCTACCTGGAGGAGTTCGCCCATTCGCTCCAAGGCGGCTACATGCTGGACGTGAACGTCCCCGCCGACATCTGTAGTGTCGAGGTCGGAGCCGCCGGAGCCCGCGTTGAGAGTGATGTTATCGGCCATGAACGATGGTTCCGTTTATCAGGAGGCGAGCAACGTAGTCCGCAGTTCTTCGACGCGCGGCGGGGGTTGAACCGGGTATCGGGATGAGGGTGACTCCATACTCAAGGCACAGGCGCTGGAGCGCGTCGAGGGCGAGAGCGGGGTTGACCTTGGAGGAGGGGTAGGTGGTGGAGAGAGTGGGGAGGCCGCCTTCGACGATGAGGTGGGGGCGACGCCAGGATTCGGACATGCGTGTGAGTTGGGCCACGAAATTGCGGCGTTTGCTAAGGCTGAGACAGTTGGCGGCAATCTCATCAATGGACCTCTTAGTCTCTACGATGACCGAGCGCTCGGAGAGAGCGTAGCAGTTGCAGGGTGAGTCGGCAAGTGCGTAGTCGGCGGTCTTCAGGGTCTCGGCGCGGGTCTTGAGACGGACTGTGATAGCCTTTTGTTCGGTTGGGAGGGCGCGGGGGTCGAGGATCTCCAGCGCCGCTGGAAAAACCAGGGGTTTCTTTTCCCTTTTATCTATCAAGATTGTGTATTCGCGTCCCCGCATGGAGTCCCATCCGATAAGTTTGTTTAGGTAAGGAACCCTATCGTCACAAGTGTTTGGGTGTAATAGACTATTCCAAGCAAAAGCATGCCTGCGCAGAATCCGGCAAGCATGCGAATAAACTCGGATTTATCTGTAATTGCTGCGCGAATTGATGCTACAAACGCTGAGAATAGAAAGCCTAGCACGATAATTAGGATTGCTTTCAGAACGAAGTCGGTGGTTGTCATGGGGTGGGATCCTTTGTGGTGAGGCGTTCGAGGGTGGTTTCGAGCTTCTCGCGGACGTGGTAGGACATGTTGCCCTCGCAGTCTATGAGGTAGCCTTGCTTGACGAAGGAGCCGTCCTTCGCGGATGTGCCGCTGGCGTGGAAGCCGACTATCTTGCCGCGCGCTATGTGGACGGGGCCTCCCTCCACGAGCGCGAACTCCACGAGGTCAATCATGTCTCGCCCTCCTGCTTGGGCTGCTCGTCGCGCAGCGATCGGATGGCGGCGATGGGTCGAGCGCAGTAAGGGCAAACTTGCATAATTTTCTGCGAAGAATCGGGCACATAGCGACCAGACCAAACCTCACCCTTGCCCTCGCACGTTGCACACGCCCCGCGCACGGCGTTGATGGCGGCGTCTATGCTGATGCGGCTCTCGTTCTGTTTGATATAAGCAAGGAAACGCAGGTCTGTATCATTCTTAGGGTCAGCGGGGATACGAATAGTTGGATTGCGGCCATCCCACTTCTTGTCATGGTGCCCCTTTACAAAGGCTTGGAGCAGCTTCCTTGCCTCTGCGTGCGAGACTTCACCACACAACTCGGAAAGCGTTGCATTGTTTTTCGTTCGCTGCTCACTCATCGCTGGATTCCTTTGCGGCTCTCACTTCTTCAAGCGCAGCGACAAGTACCCGCTCCGCGATTTCATAATCAAGTTCAATCTCTTGGTGTGGCTCTTGACTCCATCCGAAAACATGAGAGAGCGGAAGAAATCGTTGAATTATGAACCGTCGCAGCACCCCATGTTCCTTAATAGTAATTAGATCGCCACTTGAGCTAAGCATTTTCGCTCCTGTAGACATCACACTCCTCCCTTCGCATCGTTCTTTGTTCGCTGCTCACTCATCGCTGGATTCCTTTGCGGCGAGTTCTTGGCGCTTCTCTAGCTTCATACGACAAACCTTGCATTCGTCTGGTCTGACAACTCCGTCGTAGTCTTCTCGCCATTTACCTTGTGTGCCCCACTTCCTGCATAAAGACATTCCGCTCTCATCAAAGAAATGCCGCTTGCGCGCCATGTCAAACTTAACCCAACCTTCAATGTCAAACTTGATACAGAATTCATTAGGCTTGCCCATCACCCTTCTCCCTTCGCGGCGTCCGCTGCGCGTTGCGCGGCGTCGGGGGTGGAGTAGAACTTGCGCCGCCACTTGCCATGAAGGTCAGTTTCAAACCAGTGCATACCGTTGTTGCGTGCTGATATTCCGAGTACTGTTCTGCTATTAGGCACACATATAAAACACTCATCCACCCCATGCACAAACGCCTTGCCGGTGTCGGCGTACACGGGCAGCTTGGCGATGGTGGATTCGAGGTCTTCGATGGTGTCGTCTTGTTTGTCTATGAAACATTGCGCGCATATCCAGCTGTTGTCACGTTCGAGTAGTTCTTTGCCCGATTCGCAAGATTCACAGCATTCGCATACATGGCAGAATTCACTTCCCATCGCGCGCCTCCTCTGCGGCTGCTTTGGTGGAGTAGCAATCAGCAATCTTGTATTTTTGTCCGCGCCCGTCGGCAACGTAACTTGAAGTCACGAACAATCTGTTGTGGATGGATGGCCCTTCTTTGTATCGAGGGTGGTATATCTGCGTGTCTTGAATAACCCGCACCCCATCCCCCGTCTTGGGCAGCTTCTCGACGATCGCTTCTAGTTGCGCGATGCGGTCTTTGAGTTCACGATTACGGCGGACAAGTTCCGCAGCGACCAAACCGTCCATCACTCACCCCCTTCTGGCTGCGCTGCTGGCTGGTCCTTGTTCTCCGGGCGCTGCTCGGCGAGCCACGCGACGGCGGCGGGCAAAGGGCAATCTTCATAATGCCCAATGGACTCCAGACCTTCTGCGAGACAAATTTTGCACTCACACCATCGCCCGTTCAGCGGTGCGGGCATTTTCACAGTTCTTGTCGTGCATTCCCCCACCAGCCGCTCGATGAGCGAGGTGGCTTGGGAGAGGGAGGCTTGAGCTTCGTCGTAGCCTGCTTTGAACGCCTTGCTATATGTCCTTGCTGCCCACGTCTCCGCACGCGCCGAGTCCAGGCGGGAGAGGAGGAAGCGTTCGCGCGAATTACGACTCCCAGAATTAGCCGCGTGATCTTCGCGTATCCCCGCCTCGCGCTGGTCGGCGCTCTCATCTGTCCGCGCAGTGGGTGCGTCGTTGGGGGGGTCTTGGGTTGTCATGGGCGGGTTCCTTTATGTGAGCGATGAGGGGGAGGTTAGCGCTTGCGACGGCGCGCGGTGGAGAAGGCGATGGCCTGGGCTTGCTTGCGGGTGCGGACGCGGGAGCCGGAGGAGGAGCGCAGGGTTCCGGCCTTGAACTCGCGCAGGACGCGGGAGATTTTGCGGCGGGCGCGGGGGGTGCGGGGGATCGGTTTACGCTTGAGTTGTCGCTTGCCCATTGTGGTTCTCCATGCGTTGGGTTATTTCATGGTCAGTGAGCACCATTGATACTTCGCAGTCTATAACTTTGCCTTGGAAGGCATCCAATATGCGACAAAGCCTTTCTTCGCCTATTACATCGCGGCGGTGTTGGCTGCCGTCGTGCGTGAGCAAACTGATGGAGTAGATCCTTCCCTTGGTTGTGGTGTTGGGCATGGCGATTCCTGTTGCGAGAGGATGGTGGTGATGTGGTGGGGGGATTGGCGGTGGGCTTCGGCGATGGCGCGAGTGGGGACGCCGGAGAGGTGGGAGGCGTGGATGGAGCGGGCGGAGTCGCCGGTGGGGAGGAGGGGGCGGTTGTAGGGCCAGCCGAACTGGGAGGCGACGCGGCGGGCGTGGCGAGGGGAGAGGGAGGCGAGGGGGGCTGCGGCGTTGATGGGGAGGTGCTGGTCCACGAGGAGGTGGCGGAGGTGGGGGTAGTCTCGGGCGAGGCGGGGGATTCGCATGGTTAGACGACGGGGGCTGCGTCCTTGATGAGGGCGACAACGGTGTCGAAGTCCTCTTCGGTGATGATGTAACGGGAGTCGGGCGCAACGTCCTCGAAGGCTACGTCGCGGAAACTGATGTACGCGCGGTCGAGGGAGTCGATGTTGGGACGCACGGACTTGATGGCCCATATGTTGATGAGCACGGACATGCCGCTGGTGGTGACGAGGATAAAGCGTTTAGGGGGCATCGCGCGGGTGCTCCGGGGTGGGTGTGTGGGTTCCTTCGCGTAGGATTATAGCAGGTGGGGGATTAGGGTGGTGTTTGGGCGTTCACCATGCGAGTGATGATCTCGTCGAAGGTTTCGGAAGTGGTGTGGTGGACGTGGGAGGAGCCGCGCATAAGGATGTCGGCAGTCCCATCCGGATTGGTGAGGACGCAGCCTATCTCGTTGAGTATGGCGGAGATAGGTGCTTTTACCGAGCCGTTGACCTTGGGCGTGAAGGTGATGGAGCAGGCCAAGATTTCGTCCGCCTCGTGCTGGGGGTTGGTGTGTCGGACTAAGGCTTCTACGTCGATTACGCGCGGGGGTGAGCGATCCTTCATGCGGGTTCCTTTATTGAGGTGTCGTGGGCGAGGGGGACGTGGCGATCGTAGTGGTTCTCCAGGAGATGCCAGTAGTCGGCGGTGGTGATCCAGGCGATGGCGTCCTCGATCATCTGAACTATGGAGAGGGCGGTGAAGCGATTCTTGCAGTCGAAGTAGTTGGCGTCGTAGACGTTGAGGTAGAGGTGGCAGGAGGGGGAAGGGTGGGAGAGCGAGGGGAGGTGCGTGTGGAAGAAGTGCTGGAGGCGCACGAGGACGTTCGATGCGGTGTTCTGCACGGGGAAGTTTACTATCTCGTTGGGTTTATTGCCAGCGGTTCCAGTGACAAAGGTGCGGGTTTGTCCGTAGATGGGGATTTCGAGGTAGCCTCGGGTGTTCACCTCGTTGAAGAGGGTTTGATGCCATGCCATGAGGCCGGGACGCAGGGAAGAGCGGGATTCGACGATCTTGTAGAAGAATGAGAGGGGGAAGAGGACGCGCGAGCGTTTGAGCATCTGGGCCTGCATCTCTTTAGCGCCCGCGAGATAGAGGTCTTGGAAGTTGAGGCTCTTGCTCCAGAAGCGGGGGTCGAGGCGGGTGTGGTGCTCGTCCTTCCAGTGGGCATGTTCGGTGATGGAGGGGCCGAAGACGAAGACGGCGCGGTCGGCGTGGAGATCGCGGCCTTCGAGGTAGTTCGTCATCAGGGAGTGGTCGCCCGACAACAGGGCGGCGCAGCGGAGTTCGATCTGGGCTAAGTCGAAGTAGACGATGAAGCCATCGCGCCAGCGGGAGCGGATGCAGTCTTTTATTTCGCTGGGGAAGGTCTGGGCGGCGGGGTTCTTGAAGGAGGGGCGGCCTTGGCGCTGGCCGCCGGAGTCTCCTTGGGCGTCGTTGACGAAGGAGGGGACGATGTAGACGGTGGGGTAAGCGAGGTGGATGGAAGGGTCGATGGTCTTCGCGCGCCGCTGGGGTAAAATCTTGGAGTTGCATTTTGCTATATTCTTACGGGAATGTCGGAGGAGGGGGTAGGTGTAGCGGGAGACGAGGCCCTGGGCGTCGGAGTGGGAGTCCCATAGGTCGAGCGAGGGGATGAATTCGTGATCGGGAGGGAGGAGGTGGCGCGCGAGGGCGCGGTTCACGTCCTTGAAGGAGACGAGTTTCTTCTTGTCGGTGGTCTGGAGGATCTTGGAGTCGTAGACGGATTCGACGCCCAACTTCGAGAGTGGTGTGCCGAGGTCGTCGATGGTGGAGAAGACGCGATCGAAGAAGTCGTAGCGCGAGTGCTTGGGCGGGAGGTCTTTTTCGATAAGGCGTGAGGCGAGGTCGAGGGTGGAGGAGCCGGGGCCTTCGATGAGGAGGTCGTGCTTCTCGGAGAGGGTGTCACAAGCGTGCGTGGCGGTGAGGAGGGATTCCTCCTCCAAATAGGTGAGGGAGGGGAGGTGGAAGGGGATGCCCGCTTCGACCATGCGGAGGCAGGACCACATCATGTCCGAGTAGAAGGAGAGGCAGGCGGGCGAGAGCTTTAGGGTGGAGGGGTAGTCGCGCGAAATGCGGCGCGCTAGTTCGGAGATGGCGAGTGGGGGGTTGTGCGTGTCTTCGGCGTTGTAGCGGTGTTCTTCGGGGTCGGAGGGGGACTTGAAGCGGTGGAACTCTTTGGAGTTGTAGTGATGGTCGGCGTAGCGGAAGAGACGGAGGACAATGCCGAGGTTCTTGAGGGAGCGCTCGGGGCGTGTTTCGGAGTGGAGGAAGTTGACGACGGAGAGGTCGATGAGGAGGTGGGAGCCCGAGAGGAACGTGCGGAATTCGGATAGGTGGCGGAGGTAGAGGAGATCGAAGGACAGGTCTTTGCCGAAAATAGTTGTCGCCCAAGCGAGCCACTTGCGGAGGATGGTGCGGTGCCGCGCGCGGTGTAGTTCGAGGACCATCGTCTGGCCGGGGCGTATCTCGGCCAAGGAAGCTAGATCGAAAACATTATCGGATGGGACTCCCTCGACGAGGGTTATAGAGCAGGTTTGGATGAGGTCTTCCATGCGCACGCGGTCCTGGAGGATGGAGCGGCGCGGGTGGTAGACGGTTTGCGGGGGGAGCGGGAGCCCGAGGTGGTTGTGCGTGCAAACACCGTAGGTTTCTATATCGAGGCAGATAGCGCGAGTGTCGGGCATTGATTATTTCTGGCGTTCTTCAAGCAGCCAAGCATGGAGCAGGAAACCCACGAGGAAAGGGTAGTAAATGCTGAGGCTTATTAGGGGAGGTAGCACGAGTCCTATACCCGCGAAGAAGCTCATCCACGAAGGGAGTGTGACGCACCAGTAGCGCCAGCCGGTGCGCCATTTGGAAGTCCCATCCGATTGTTTTCCTTCTTTGGATGCTGTGGCGGCGTGGTGGAGTTCAATTTGGGAAAGGTCGAAGTCGTCTTGCATGAGAGTTCCTTTCATAAGGGAGGAGGTTTGGCCCCTTCTACTCGCAGCGTGAAGTAGTAGGTGATTCCGGCGATGACTAATGGGTCATCAATGCGAACAGGCACTTCGGCTGACGTTAGTTCTTCTCTAGCTGCTTTCATAACAACTTCAGCAAATGCTTCGTCGAGCGCAATTAGGATGGCATGTTTCCATTCGTGCATGGTTGCAGCCTTATTTATCGGATGGGACACGAGGGGTGATGAGGGTGGGGGTGGATTCGGTGACGGTGATGTTGTCGAGCCAGTCGGAGACGAGTTGGAGGTGGTCCTGGACGGAGGCGGCGACGTTGGGGTTTCGCAACAAGTAGGCGGGGTGGTAGGTGGAGAAGATGGTGCAGGGGCCGCAGGGGAGGTGGAGGGTTTCGCCGTTGCGCGAGAAGGCGGTGAGTTGGCGTATGCCCTTGATGTGTGCGATGTAGTCGTAGATGGCGCGGACGGCGGTGTAGCCCAGGAGGATGAGGGCGGTGCGCGGGTGGGAGGCGATGATGGATGTGAGGTCGGTGAGGAGGTAGGAGGAGCAGGGGCGGATGTGGCGGGTGAGCGGGGTGGAGTTGTCGAGCGTCCAGCAGCGGATGGCGTTGGTGAGGAAGATGGAGGAGCGCGTGCGGAAGGAGAGTTCGTCGATGTAGGAGCCTTCCTGCCACTCGACTTCGGAAGAGAAGCGGGAGGGGAGGGCGTCGCGCGGGAGGCCGAGGAGGTTGTTGCGGTGGAGGTATTCGGGGGAGACGTTGGGCGCGAAGGTGGAGGCGGCGAGCATGAGGGATTGCTCTTTGGCGCGCGTGGGCCACCAGCCGCCACGGACCATGACGCCGGACTTGGAGACGAAGGGCTGGGCGCACTGGGATTCGTACCAGCCGGGGTTCTGACCGATGAAGACGAGGGCGGGGAGGGAAGGGTCGGGGGTGAGGGAGATGGTGCCGATGCCTACGGAGGTGGGCGCGACGTGCTCATGGAGTTCGCAACCAGCGCAGTTCGTCTGTTGTGGGAGAAGGCTAAGTTTCATTCACAGCAACCTTGTTCACCGCTTCGAACGCGAGGACGAGCGCTTCGAGGAGTGTGGGGGCTGTAGTGTCGAAATCCTTGTCTTCGTCATCTTTGCACGGTGTAACCACGATGACCTTTTCATTCTGCATGCCTGATCCGTGAATCATTCCCCCGTTGCGAATGCACTTCTCCACCATCGCGGCGGTGAGAATGAACGAAGCAATATCATCATTGACCGGAATGGGCGCTGCTCTAAGAGTATCCCAATACTGAAACATCGGTTCTGTGCTACAGCCCTTCCGCTCAGCATCAACAACAGTGGCGAAAAAACCACCTTTCGCGCCCCAGCCCAGCAGCTTGATGGCCCTGCGGATCACGTCGTGCGATGGTTGGGGTGGGTCAGGCATTGCCAAGCTCCTTAATCATCTCAAGTGTGATTCCTAGTCGGGGCATCACGATTGGCATCACCAAGTCCCAATCGACCATTGGGCGGTTGCCCGCCTTGCGCGACGGGCGCATTGGGCAGCCAGCCGCAGCGTCATCGACGTAGCAAATCGCATACGCCTTCGGCGAGTTCGTCCACGACTCTTGCTCTGGGTTGCTGTTGACCGCCCAGATTGGGATTCTGTTGTGGGCGCAATAGTCAGTCGCCTTGTCTAACCCGTCGCCATGCCGCATCGTCCACAGGATGATTTTTACGCCCAGCTTCGAGAGCATCCTGAGCGATTCGGCTGCTCCAGGAACTGCTTTACCTATCTCGGGGTACTCGTGTTCGACGATGGTGCCATCGAAGTCAACTGCCAGAATCATCGCCCGCTCCTTTCTGTTCGACGTACAGCTTTGTGTGCATGTCCGGGTCGTGTTGCTCTAAGCTCTCCCGAAGAATCCTCAACTCGTCACAGTTGTCGCACTGATGCTTTCCGGGGCGCACCGCTGTCATAAGGCAACCACACTGTCCACAGACACACACAGTGGACGCCTCGGCTTTTGTACGGCTCATCCCCCTCGCCTCTCGCTCCTCGGCGTTGATCCAATCAATGGAGTGCCTGAACTGGTCTAGCTCCTCCTCGCACGCCTTGAGCTTGGCTTCGAGGGCGGCGATGCGGGTGTGAAGTTCAGCGTCATCACCTTGACCCCGCATCTGCGCAACCCAATCAGCGGCATCCATGCCACCGGGCACACGTAGTTTTCTACGATGGACTTCTTCGATGCTGATTGGCTCGATTGGTGGTTCGTAAAGACCGCCACCGCCACCACAAGTGGGGCACTTGCGCCATTCTCTTTTTATTGGGTCACTCGCCATCGTCGGCCTCCTCTACCTGCGCGGGGGTGTGTCGCGTATGCATGTCAGTTTCCTTTAGCCGTATAGATAAGGCATGACAGACCGAGGATGAAAACAACAAAAAATCCACCGAACACAAGTGATACAGCCCAAATTAGCCAATACGAAGGAGCCCTACTTTCCATTTCTTCGTCCATCCCGTTCTCCTTTCTAAAAGTGCGGCGCTTCACCCACGCCGCGCGAGGGGCCGCGAATTCGTTCCCGCTGGTTAGGCGCACGGCCCCAGGTTCCGCCCATGCCATGACGGTTAGAATCTGTTTCTCCAAGGCGGGGGGAAGTCCGGGTATTGTTGCTGTTGGTCCAACTTCTCAGCCTCGCGCATAGTCTGTTCTGCTTTGCGGACACACATCGGACAGGCATACTGTTCAAGGTCTGTGCCCGGGTAGGACATAAACATTCGTCCACAGTGTGTGCATTTTTCGGTTATGCCTTTGTTCATGTCGTCTTCCTTTCCGGCGCAATCGCCGCGAGCAGCCCAATGCCCGCGAAGCGCAGCCATCTCCGTCGTGTGTGCATGTCAGGAGTCCTTGTCTACTTTACGTTAGGGAAGATGCCCATAAACCGTTCAACTTCACAGCACACCGCCTGAATGAGAGCCAGCGGGTCCATGTCGTCAAACTCCATCCCGTACAAGTCGTTGTAGTTCAGTGTGTGGTCATCCGCTCTCAACTTAAGAACCTCCGATTTCGAGAAGTCCCTCACCATCGCGCGGCACACACAGTCAGAAAGGTCGCGGAATCGCACGCCCTTGATTTCTGTCTTGCCTCGCTTGCCAAAGCAAGTCCAAGGCTGGCCAGAGAATGGTCTGTCCGGATGCGTGAGTTGGTCAGACAGCCCCGCGATGATGTCGCCCAATTCTTCGCTATCCATCCCATCTCCTTTCGTTGTTCGTTCGTCGTTCGAGTCAAGGCGGCGGGCAGGAGTCGAACCTGCGTTTTCCATAGCATCTGCTGATCGAGGCAGAAGCTCTATGGCTGCGCCGCCGGGCCGAAGCCGCGCGCATGCACACGACACCAACCACTCCACGCCGCCGCCGCTGTTTCGTTCAATCAACCGAGTAATTGCAGAAGTGCTTTGCAATATGCTCTAGTTCTAAGACGTTTTTGCGGAACATCTCTGCTTGAAATTGCACCATCTTCAAGTGGCCGGGGTCTCCCGGCTGTTTGGCGTCGCCCGGCGCGGAATTCGCTGGTTCTGGCAGTGGCGGGAGCGATTGGTCGAGAGAGAGCATCCCGTCTCGCACCGCCCCAATTACTGCACAGAACCGTTGATTCGAGTCCAGTAATCTTGCTTGGAGTTCACTCACCTCGCCAATCATGCTTATGCTCACAGGCGACGGCGCAGTGCCAGCAGTTGACGAGTAGGGAGTTGCTTCAGATGTTGTGTTCATGTCGATTCCTTTCAATTTGACCTGTGAAATCTTCCAGTCATTCGTTCATACCCCGCTCACTCTTCCACGCCCGGCGCGGGGCGGACCGGGCTGGGGGGCATGTTGTCGGGGTGGGTTATGCACTTGTCATGCGTTCCCATGTGTCACGCTCCTTTCTTTTTCTTGTCTCCGTATGTGTTGCGCTCAGCTTCAGAGTGCATCTCGTTGCTGCATTTGGGACAGTGAGACTGATCCAGAACCGTCATGTTGGCCCTGTAGTAGTACGACCCGCATTTTGGGCACGTTGAAACAGGCTGTGTCCTGCTCATGTGTTACGCTCCTTTCGGTTGCTGCTCAATCACTCCGCTTCTTATGCGCTCAACCGACCTCACCTTTATTCGATAATCCTTCTTTGCCTTCTGCGAAATAACGTGTTCTTGCAATATGGCGATCGCCTGTTCAGCTTCTGCCGCAATTACGGTTTCTTTGCGGCTCAAAATTGCTACAAAATCAGGCGGCAATTCCTCGTACTCAATGTCATAAACGCTGTTCATCCTTCACGCTCCTTTCGGGATGTTTGAGAGGGTGGCTGGACGAGGGTCGCCTTGTTGCCATTGGTGGCTTTGTTCCGCTTCTTGGACGCATGAGCGACACGCGGATTGATCCCCGGCGTAGAAAGCCATGACCTTGTACGGTTTTCCGCAGATAGGACATTTCACTGTCTGTTCCATTAGCGACATTCGTTATGTTCCTTTCGGTTGTTCGAGGTGGTGGGTGGTGGTGTGGAGGAGGGTGGTGAGGAGGCGGAGGCTGGAGGTGTGGGAGTGGATGTCGTCGGAGGGGTCAAGGTGTTCGGCGAGGAGACCGACGTGGTTCTCGGTGGCTTCGTCGGCGAGGTCGGAGGCGAGGGCGAGGATTTCGGGGGGAGTGAGCGAGGGGTTGTGGAAGCGGATGGCGAGGGGGAGGAGTATAGCGGAGATGATGGGGAGCGTGTAGGGAATGGAGAGAGGATCCTTTAGGAGGGTGTGGGTGAGTTCGTTAACGGAGGTAGTGTATATGTCCATCAGTCGCACCAGGAGCGGTTGCAGAGAGGACAGGAGGTGATGTGGGTGTGTCCCATCCGATTGGTTAGATGAGGGATCACGTCCTGTGAGCAGGAGAAGCAGAAGCCGTCATTAGGGAGAAACATAGGCACTTTGGCGTTCTTGCAATATGTAAGTTGGGCTTCGATGAAGAGGGGGCGTAGGCCACGGATGGAACCGCACATCTTCTTCATGGCGTCGAGGTGGTGCGAAATGGCGTAGTCATTGAGCGAGCGCGAAAGCTGAAGTCGAAAGTCCATGGAATTAGCGTGTGCCTTGATTCGTGGCTCGAACTTGGCGGCGGCGATCATGGCAGGGTGTAGTTCGGTGGTTTCAGGGGGCATGGGGATTCTCCGCTTCTTTGAGGAGGACTTGTTTCCAGAGGGTGTAGAGTTGCAGGTCTTCTTCGCAGGTGCATGATTCCTTGGTATGAAGGTTGTACCACAGGACGGATGAGCCAAAGTAGGTGGCTTGGGTGTTGTCTTGGTCGATGACGTGGAGGATGAGAGTGTCGGGGCCGATGTGCTTAGAAGCGAGCAGTGTGAGAGTAAGGGGGGTAGAGCGGGATGCCTCGATTTTGCGGATGGATCGGGCCATGAAGATGATAAAGCACACCACTGCGATCGTTAGGATTGTCATTGATATGTCGATAAGTACAGGCATGGGGGGGATCCTTAGAGGTGGGCGAGGATGTAGCCGAGGGTGATGGCGATGGCGAGGAGGAGGACGGAGAAGATGATGAGGAGGGCGGTGTTGTGGCGGAGCCTAGAGTTGGTGCGGGAGAGGTGGATGGCGATGTAGGATTCGACGTAGTTCTCGTAGCGGAGGAATGAGGAGATGGAGGGGGAGAGGGAGTGGCGCTCGAAGTATTCGGATGAGGTGAGGGGAGGCTTCATGGAGTCCCATCCGATTGCGTGAGTAGTTCGGGGTGCGTTTCTTCTATCTCGGCAATAATGTCAGAGCGGGCGGATTGAAACAGTTTGATGGCGGCTTCTACTCTGTTCGGGTCTGTGTATCGGATTTCGGTTGGTCCGTTTCCACCGCCGCCAGGAACTTGAAGGTAACATTGCGTAGGACTAGTGGGATTTGTCGGCGGCATGAGCAGGCCATGTTCTGTGGAAGGTATCCTTGCTAGCCAGTCAATCTGTCTGCCGATTGCGTCAAGTTCGCTTAGTTTATGGATAAGGGCTTTGTCCTTGCCTGATCTATCATAAAACTCGCCAAGTGCTTCTTTGTTTAGTGATAACACCGGATGGGACTCCTACGTTGTGGGGGTTTCGGCGGGCATGGTGCGTTCGAGGCATTCTACGAGGAAGGTCTGGAATTCGCGGGTTTCGTCGGATGCGCCGGTGATGTGGTGGGCGATCTCTTCGATGCAGGCGGAGCGTTCGTGGACGGTTCCGGCGGTTTCTTTGTTGAGGTAGCAGGTGCCATCGGAGTAGGAGCCGGACGTGATGGTGGAGAGGCCGGGGCGAGGGAGGAATTGCATGAGTGAGGGTTTGGGGCGATCTCGGGTGAGTGAGTGGTGGAGGAAGGCGTCCCAGGTGGAGTCAAAGACGGCTTGGGCTTCGGGGGTTGGGTCTTGGACCTTCTCGTATTCTTTTTGTTGTGAGGAGAGGAATTCGGAGGCGGTTGGGATGCCGATGTTTTTGAGTGCTACGCGCAGGCCGGAGTCGAGGATGATTACAGGGCGGCGTCCGCGCTGGGAGATGCGGTCGTAATAGAACTTGTCGTTGTCGGTGATTACGGCGTTTTCGCCGAAGAGGGAGTAGAAGGCGTTGCGCCAGTTAGCGCCGTTGGAGACGTTCAACCAAATGTGTAAGAGATGGGCTGTTTCGAGTTCAAAGAATTCTTCCTTGTGGCGAATGGCGCGGTCGAGGAGGTTGGCGGCCATCTCTTGCGTGTATGCGCAAAGGATTTTAGCGACGTTGGTATGAATGTCGTGCCAGTCGCAGGAGCGAGACTCGTTGAGGCGTAGTTTGGAGATGTTGTAGTCGTAAAGGGAGGTTTCTTTTTGTGATTCTTGGACCCATACGCCGCGATGGAAAATCTGGAGAGTGGGTTGTGCCCTCTTCTTGAGAACGGTGTCTTCTGGGAAACCGGAGATGGGGAGGTAGTCGGGTTCGGAGAGGGGGAGGAGCTTTTCGTGGACGGTGCCGTAGGCGGCGAGGAGAGGGGGCGTCATGGGGATGTAGAAGCGGGTGGAGCCCGCGACGCCGGAGGGGGCGGAGGAGGTTACGTCGTGGACGAGGTTGGATACGGGGCCTTCGTCGAGGGCGTTGCAGATGACTTCGCGGAAGACCATCCAGGGGTCGTCCCAGTCGGCTTTGCCGAAGTCGGGGTGCATCCCTAGGCCGTACCAAGTGTTGGCGAGGAAGGTGTCTTGGGGGGAGGAGAGGCGGAAGTGGATCTCGTCTTGAGAGCAGGAGGTGCGGATGGCGAAGTCCATGCGACAGGTGCCGGAGTAGATGACGGGGAGCGCGTCGAGGCGCGCCAATAGGGCGATGGATTCCTTGAGGCCGGTGCCGAATTGGCCGATCTGGGATTCGTCCTTGTTGGAGAGGCCCAATAAGCGGAGGCCCCAGATGGGTAGCTCGCCTTGATTCTGGATCAGGATGTGGCTCACTTCGATCCTCCCTTTTCTGTTTCGCGTAGTTCGTAAATTAGAATTTCAGCGATGCCGATGAAATATTGAGCGGCGTTATGGTCTATGGATTCGTAATCAAGACCGCCCGCTATTGCTCCTTTCATGGCTTGCCCTGTGTAATATGCGAGGAGTGTCATACCGGGGTGGATCACTGTGCGATCTATTCGGTCTTTGTCAATAAACTCTTCACGATAAGGGAAGGCGGGTCCGCCGTCGTCGATCTTCGTGGGCATTGTGGGCTCCTGGGGGTTGGAGGGGGGATTATCGGATGGGACTTTCATGGGGTGTCTCGGAGGGTGGCGTAGAGGAGGGGGTCGCGGAGGAAGCGCGTGATATCGGCGCGGATTAGGGAGGTGAGGTGGGAGCGAGTGGCGCGAGGGGCGAAGAGTTGCGAGCGGAGGTAGGCGGTGGAGGTGGTGGAGAGCGAGAAGGACCAGGCGGGGTTGCGCCCGTTTATGGCATCTTGCCAGAAGCGCACCTCGGCGTCAAGGTCCAAAGTGAGGCCGGAGCGCAGCAACAAGGTGGGCGGGTGGGGTTTCATTCGGTTTGTGTAGCTTTGGCGATGGCGGCGCGCGCCTCGCGCAAACTGCCAACGGTTACAGTTAGCGTAATTTCGTCGCTGTCATGCGCGCCTTCGGGTATGGATTCCGTATACCCAGCAAAGTAGCCAAGAGAATCATTCAACTCCGGTGCGGCTGCGATCAGGCGAGCGCACTTTGGCGAGCAAGTTGCAACAGCATATCCGTAGGCCGGGCCGATGCTTCGCCAGCGGTGAGGCACATATCTCAGTTCACACGAATTCCAAGCGGCAACATTCCACGGACCCGGCGTGTGCGTTTGTGTTTGTGTGGTGGTCATTTGGTGGGCCAGTCTTCGGGGTAGCGGAGGCGGGCGAGGGCTTGGATGTTGTAATCGAGGCAGATGGCTTGTCCGGTGCAGGTGCGGCCCCACCAGTGGGATTCATCGTCGGTCAACAAGGGTTCGCCTTGTTCGTCGAGCTTGGAGGCGAGCCAGGAGGTGACGAGCCACCATTCGTAGATTTCCTGGGGTTCACCGAGTTCGCGGATGCAACCCATAAGGGCTTCGTGGTTCGATTCTTCATTTGTGTCTTCGTCACTGGAGGTGAAGCCGCAGGAGGAAGAGGGGCAGATGATGCCACCTTGAGCATTCGTAGCGAGTTGATGGGAGGAGCAGTCGGGGCAGGAGTCACCGGGCATGGGTTCGAGGTCGGGGCGGTCCCATCGCTCGTCTATGTACGAGAGGCAGTCTGTGTAGGGCCAGGAGGAGGGGTCGGGGTAGAGGTTCTGTATCGAGTCATAGGAGTAGGCGGAGAGGGCGGGGTCTTCGGATTTGAGGAGGGCATCCATTAGGTAGGAGTGGCATTTGAGCACCTCCGATTGGACGAAGAGGCCGGTGAGGCGTTGGCGAGTGGATTCGGCGTTCATGTTCAGTGAGGGTGTGAGTGTGGGCATGGGCGGGCGTCCTTGTGTGTCCCATCCGATATGGGTGGGGTTATGTGAGTGTGGAGTGTTGGTAACCGTCGCCTCGATGAATTGTGCCGAAGTATGAGAGGTGTACATTGTCGGCCTGTGCGAATGCTTCGATTCGTGAGGTGCATTCTGAGAGTGTGCAGTCGGCGTTATATCGTGGGGCGCTGACGTGTTCGGGCCAGTTAGCTACATACCATGAGTCATCATGGATTGATTCGACGCCGCATAGTTCTGTGTCCCCGTCGATCGACTCGAATAGTGGGGCGAGGTGTAAGCCTTGAATTGCTACTGATGGGTGCTTTGTCATGGTTTGGGTTCGGAGAGGCGGGTGTTGCGTTGTGTGGAGTTCTCGATTTGGAATATGCCGTTGACGCGGTAGATTCGTTTGTCGATGTCAGTGGGGAGGGCGTTGCCCCAGTGGATGTTGTCGGTGCGATAGCCCAGGATGGTGTGGAAGGGTTTGCCGATGTCGGATTCGGTGATTGTGTGCAGGAGGGTGCGGGGCATGGTTAGGCCCTCATCCAGTATTCGACGCCATCGAAATCAACGCTCATGTAGTCTTGTTTGAGTTCGTCGGCGGCTGCGTCCCAGTCAAGGTGGCTTTGGGGCCATCGGTGCTCATTGGGGATCATTCCGCAATCTTCGGCGAGTTGTTCAGCGTAGTCACGGAAATAGGAGTCTCGGATGAGGGTTTCGCCGTGTATCCAGTCGCCGTAGCCCTCGCCCTCGTCTGCGAGCAGTTTCAGTGATTTCAGTTCATAGCCGTTTTCGGTTTCCCATTCGTTTACTGATGTTGCCGCGTTGTGTATTGCGTCGGCGGTTACGTGAGGGTTTGTAGATAGGTCCACTCTCTCGGCTGCCAGCGTGTCACGTTCGTCTTGGAGTTCTTGTAGACGGGCGATGATGTCGCGGGAGTCGATGATGTCGGCGGTGTTTGAGATTTCGGTCGCGGGCATGATGGGGCTCCTATGTGGTGATGCCTTCGCGTTTGTTGCGGGCGATTGTGGCGTTGATTTGGGCGAGGCGGGAGTCAATGCGAGATTGGGCCAGGGCGCGGGTGGCGAAGGGTTTGCCAGCCATTCCGTGGATTGTGCCATTGGAGTAGAGGATGGCGTATCCATTTGAGACTATGGCCCAATTGGGTTTGTCTGAGGATGCGGTGTAGGGGCATGCGCCGTGGATGGAGGCGGTGCGGCCGGTGAGGGTGTGACGCCAGTGGCGGGATTCGACTACTTTGATGGGACGCATGGGGTGGGCTCCTATGAATGAAACGGGGGCCATATCCAACCGACGCCCTCGGCATATCTTGATATGGTGACGATGAGCGCCTTACGATCACGAGTGAATCGACCGAAGATGAACCGCTCGCCGCGAGGATTCGTGAATGTCCACAATTTGCGACAGGTACGGTTTAGTTCCCGCTCTTGAATACGGAGTAGCTCGCGGAGTCGCTTTGGCATGTCTGATCGGTTGATGGGTTCGTCAATTGCGGGGTTTATCATCGTGGCTCCTGTGGGGTAATGCCTTTCAGTCGTTCGGTTTGTGCCTGTGAGGCGACTTGTTTCAATTCGGCGACGGTGACGACCGAGCCATCGGCGCAGTTGCACATATTGAATCGTTCGGAGCCTTCCTCGTGCCACTGGTTCGATTCGATGTCCTCGTAGATCGCCTCTTCGCTTAGCAGGCCATCAATCTCCGCGTCTACCCAGCGAGCGAATGAGCGCCACTGGGCGAGGGCGATGGCGTCCCAAGTGTCTAGGTCTGTGTTGATGCCATCGACGATGAGCCATCCGCCCGAGCGTCCCTCTGTGTAGACCTTGATGGATGCGCCCCATATTTCGCGGGCTCGCTCTTGTGCGTCCTCGAAGAATTGACCTTGTGCGCTCTCAAATTGGAAGTTGAGCGCTTCTTGGGCGGTTTCATGGGAGCAGTCGAAGCGCTTAGCTACGTCATCTGCATCGACTGGCCATCGGTATACTTTGATGTCAAGAGCGGGTGTGGAGGAGCGTGCGTAGCCCTCGGAGTGGGTTTGTACGTCGTCCTTTGAGGTGATTCGGTTCGTGTCGCGCATGGGGTGGGCTCCTGTGGGGGGGTGTTGTGGGTTAGTGGACGGGGATGGTAGGGGGATGGTAGGAGAGGGGTTTGTTAGGGTGTGGATGAGGGGCTCTTAAGAGGTATTTAAGGTCAGGTTGGGGTTTTCGGTTCTAGTTCGGTGCATTGTTCGCGGAATAGGGAACAATCGAAATTGGGATTATCGAGAGCGAACGCATCGGACAATGGTTTGATTATGCTTAATAATCCGTTTACTTCCGCCCAATCACTACCATCATCGGGACAGATGGCAGGCAGAGGATCTAAACAAGCTTGGCGTTGCTTACGATATTCACGATTGATAACCGCCGCCAAGGCTTCGTAGTGGCGTTTCTTGAAGAGTATGGGCATCGGATGGGCTCCTGGGGGTGCGTGAGGGTGAAACTCCCGCGCGGCGCGTTGACACCGGGGGGAGTGGGTGAGGGAGAGAGAGTCAGCCTGATACGCAGTGTTCGCAGTGTTCACAAGTGATTTCAGACCAATCACCCCCTGGATTTGGTGTAAACTCGCTGCAATACGAGCAGCGGACAACACCCTCATCCTCGCAATGTCTATTCTCGATAGTCTCGTACCAGTCACCCCAGCTCGTAACTACAAACTCTCCACTAGGCTCGCGCCCGATTGTCGCTGTATACGTATCCCCTCGGTTCAGATACTCCAGCTCGACGCCAGCGCACTCCACGCGCTCAATCCCGTAATGACCTAGACCTATGTGCTGCACCATTCTTCCGATGCAGTCCATCGTCTGAGATTCTTTGTTAGCCCGAGCGGCGATTCTGTCCAATTTCGCACGTTCTTGTTCGGTGCATTGCATTCTGAGGCTCCTTTGCGATGTTTACGATTTCATCATATCACAAATATCGACCACACGCAACATATTACACCACACTTTGCACAATCGAGACTTACTCTCATTCTAATCACCCTGCGCGCACCCTTTTAGCCGCCACGACGAATATCACACACTAGTATTCACTAACCGCACACACACGCACATATTATGTGCACGCGATAGTATGGAGCGAATCTCCACGTATATTATCGTTTGACACGCGCACGCGCCCTAGATATGCTCTTGCTGTCCCCGCGCGTGTGGGACAACGCTAACAAATGCCCCGTCGCGCGCTCCCATGCTCGGCGGGGTTTCAGCGGTCCTAAGGGTTCGTCCTAAGGATTGCGAGGTGTGCGAAGAGACGCGCGCACCTTAGCCCTGTTGTAGCTGTCTCTAGCTGCTCCAGGGTTTTCTTATGCCCCCGCAATAAGTAAACTCATACGCCGCCATTTTACTTAGCTACCTACAATCGGATGGGGCTCGCCACGATGGGCGCGCCGCGCGCACGCTCGCACCAGGGCGATAGGCATATACCCGACACGCATATCCACAATTAGGCACGCACGCGCCCACGCACATATCCGGACGCCGCTATCGCCATTCGCGCGACCCCCCTCGGCCCCCTGGCGTCTTCGTTCATTTGGGGGCGAAACACCCTCCCTTACTGGAAATTACCCAAAAGTTACCGAAGGTTTCCGCCTTCTAACGCCCCAGAATACTCCCGACCTAACATAACCTTTACAAACACGCCCTTATGTGCCCTCACCTACTAACACTTCCCTAATCTGTAGCAAACGCCCCCCTAACCCACTCGCCCCGCTTCCCCGAATGTGTCCATCAGCACCCCTATCCCCCGACCACATACTTACATCACTCACCGGAAATAGACTATAACAATGACAGCTTTCGCTATAACAATGTCAACTAGGACACGTCAACTTGTCAACTTTTTGATACCGTAAAGGGGGTTCAGCCAGCTTTGGCAGCTTTGCAGCTTTTTTTGGATACTTTACATACGCGCGAGGCGCCTCATCGCGCAATATAGAGAGTATAGAGAGTGTACGACCAAAAAGCCGAAAAAGCTGACAAACCCGACATAATCGGCCCTCACACCCCCGTCAGGGCCTATTCCCCACTCCAAAAGCTGTCATCAAAGCTGTCATCGACCTGGCAAATCCTGCATCTGTTAGCCTAACATCCCCCAGCTATCTACTAATACCCCCACCTTCATCATATTTGCAACCCCCCCTCACACCCTCCTACCGCCCTTTCACCCCAACACACCCCTAATCTCCCCGCACTAACATATTCGCCCCCTCCCCGCCAAACACCCCCTTCTGCACACTAGCTATCGGATGGGACTCCCTAGGCGCGGGTTGCGTTGCTCCCCCCTCCCCGCTACACTCCACTCCGCGTCCTCTGCTTCGCCACACTCGCTCACAGAAAGGACTGAACAATGGAAAGTATCAAATGCACCGTATGCGTAGGAAAACTTAGATGGCTCAAAGAAGAGGCTGCTGAGTCTTGCGTTTGCTTCTTGAATGACAGAAAAGTCATAGTTGCAGTGTTTACGAGGAGAGAAATGCACGACCCTATGGATGTGCATGATGTGTGGATGTGCGCCGAAGAGGGAGCGTTTACTGTGAGCGATATGTCGCCTCCAGAGGTGGTTAGCATGTCGGGCGGAATGTGTTCAACTCGTCCTATGATGCAAGATCCACAGGCCAAAAGGTAAAACCTATCTAACTAACTCCCGTCGCACGCTCAACCCCTTGACTCCTCTCTTCTCCTCTCCTCTCGTCTGTGAGACGCCCCAACTCGATAGCTCGCACAGCTTCTTCGGGAAGTGCATCTGACTCACCTGCGCCCTTCTGTTGTCCCTGATCGTGTACCCGTTCTCCTTCTCCCACCACCTTCTCAACTCCCTCACCTTGTCGTTATGCACCCACCCCCCTCGATTCTTCACGAAGCAATCATCGAGGAACGCATCAAACAAATTACTTTCCCTATCGAACTTCCTTATCACGTCCTGCGACGAACCTGGCATCTCAAACTTCTTCCTCGGATCCTCCTCCGCCTCCAACCGTATCGCCGCATCCACGAACCTCCTCGCTATCCCCGCCAACTCCCCATCCAGCTTCCGCCCCAACTCGAAGTCCTCTCTCCCCTCGAACGAATTCTCGAACCCCAGCGCGACCATCTTGCTCGATAGCCCCCTCGCCGTATTCGGTAGCGTCAACATCTGATTGCTCTGCACAATCGGCAGCGCCCTAATCACCACATCCTTCTTCTGCCTCAGATACTTCGCATTCACCGTCAACGTATCTTCCCCCAGCACACTCTTAAGCAAGCTGCTCACCCTCTCCCCCGTCCGATTATCCAGATCACTAGCTTCCGAGATACAGAGCACCGAGCACACATCCACCCCATCCAATCCGAACCCATCCGCCAACTCCTCCATCTTCACCCCAAAGAACATCGGATGGGGCAGCAACCTCTTCAACACCCGCGTCCCCGATCCCTTCCCGCCTCGCACCTTCCCATACTCCAGCAGCCACTTCGCATACTTTCGCGTCCCCATCAGCGCGTACCCGTACATCCTTTCTCTCAACTCCGTCCACTTCTCATCCCCCGCGCCCCACTCCTCCATGCACGACTCCCACGTCGGGCACAACGCCTTCTCCTTGAACTCCACTGGCGCTACACACGGCGAGAAGAACTCCCGTCCCCTCTCCACCACCACATACTCCATCTTCCCCGTCTCCCTCAACTTCGCCGCGCTCGCCCTCACATCCACGAGACAATTCTTGAACGCGATCACATGCCCGATATCCGGCTTATCCCCCCCTCCACCCAACCACGTCGGTATCGCCTCAAATTCCCCCCTCGTGATCGCCTCCAGCGCCCTCCTCACATTCCTCACCTTGTTGATGTCCGGATGGAACCTCTCCGCTACCTGCACCCCCTCCTTCTCGCTCACAATCTCCTTCGCGTCCTCCAGCATCGTCCACAGCCCATCCTCCACCTCCGCCACGGTCCTCACGCACCAAACCTTCCCGTCCCACTCGTAGAAGCTCCCCTCGTGCTCATAGAGCATCCTCCCCCCCTTCTCATCGGTCCACAGCCCTCCCACCAACTGCCTCGCCACCTTCATCGGCTCCCTCGATTCCAGCGTCAACCCTTGCATCCTTGCCTCCTATCGCGTACATTCCGTTGCATGACCGCCCCAATAACCCTCAACCTCACCAAACGCCTCCCTAACTGGAATCTCGGCAGCTTCATCCAGATCCGCGAACACGAAGCACTGTGGATACAACGAAGCGAAGACACCAACAAGGCTATGAAAGAGTTCGTGGCCGTCCTGAGTGATCCCGAGAAGTTCGCCACAATGCAGTTGATTCACGAATCTTGGGCCAGAGCCGAATCCAAAGAAGACTACGAAACCCTTGCCATTCTCCAAGAACGGCTCTATGAATTGTTCAAGTCGGCAGACACATCGCAGATCGAGGAGACCACTCATGTCAACACTCGCAAGCGGATTGTCCACAGCGCTTGAGGGCCTTCTGAACGTCGCCCTCCTTACACCTCCCGAACTTGCATCCCCCACCGCCACCGATCCCAAGACCGGCGTCTCCTTCGAGGAGCCCCGCGCTGCCCTCGCGCGCGCAGGCCAGCGACTCACCAAACAGGCCCAGCCCGCCACCACTCCCGCAACTCCATCCGATGACACTGTGAAACGCGGCGCGCTTCCTGGCGAGACAAACGTGCCGGGAGGACGCCCCGTAGAGCCCGCGACCGACGCTACCACTCCCGCCACCGTGACCGCAGCGGAGAGCCCCATGCTCACCCGCCTCCGCGAGCGAATCGAGCGCGAACGCCTACGCCGCGAACTCGCGGACGAACAACGCAAAACACGCGACGCCCAGGTCGAGGTCTCACCCTTCAACCGCGCGCGCCGCGCTGTTAACGAGAACCGCCCCGACCTGAATGCCGCTGGCAAAGACGCCTTCGACCGCGCCCTCACTGCGGGACAACTCGCAGGAATGAACGACACCCAGGCCCGCCGTTTTGCCCAGGAGAAGATGCGCCAAGCCCGCGAGGCTTTCATCAAAGAACTGCTCGGCGGAGTCACCGAGGAGTTGCAGGATCCCAACGACCCGACCCAAACAATCACCAACCGTCCCTTCGTCAACCCCGACACGGGCCGCGTCGCCGTACCTCGCCCTCGCCCCACCCCAACACGCACCGAACTTGGCCCACTCCTAGCGCGTGACGCCGCACCACCCGACTTCGCCGCCTCCGAGCAATTCGGACGCGAGTTCCGCCGAGAATCGCAGCAGAAGCGCGCGCGCGGATTGCAGGAGCGAGGGGTTTCGACATTCAGCCCGGAGGATTTCGGGGCGGCGATCAGCGACACGGCGACTCCCACAAATCAGGCATTGGACGAGCTATTGAGCGGGCGTTTGTCTGTTTCGCCTACAGTCGCTGATCTTCTTGGTCTATCTCGTGTCGCCTGATCGCGCCGCTCGCCACAAGGATACACGATGTCCGAACCTATGACAATGCTGAGCCTCGGCCCCGGACTCACCGCCGTCTCACAGGACGACATCTACCGCCAACTCTCCATATTCGGCCTCTCCAAGAACGGCGTCTCCTCACTCCTCAAGAACTCCCTCCACGTCCCGCGCATCCACATGCCCAACCGCGAAAAACTCGTGGACATAGTTTCCCTGCAACTCGCCTGGCGCGCAGTCAACCGCATAGGCTCCGGTGACTTCTACATGCCCGGTCACCCCTCCGTCACCAAAGGACGAGTCCCATCCGATAGTCGCACAAGCATCACGCCGCAGGAATTCTACGATAAGTACCCCATCTGGATCTCCGAACTCATGTACGCCCGCCAACTCGACTACCGCCAGTTCACTCACGAAATGCAACGCTCGTTCCACCGCGCCGCCGAACGGATGAGTTTCGCCATGTCACGCATGGTGGGCGAAGGATCAAGAAGGTTACCCCAGCCCGAACCCCTATCGGATGGGACTCAATATGCCGCCTGAACCGAAGCACATCGTAAACCGCACCAACGGCGAGATCGTGGACTCATCTCAGAGCGAGGTGGGCGCGATCGTCAGTTTCTACGGCATAGATGGCTTCACGGGCGGGCTCATAGCTGGTGGTTTCAACCAGATTGACTGGGCGAAGAAGATCGCCGCTGCCATACGGCACGAAGACCCGAAGGTGTCGATAGCGGGCTCGAAAGAGCTTCGCGCCATCATGCGTGAAAAGGCGGAGATGAACGGCCACATCAACCGTACACAGCAGTCATTCGTATCACAGAACGAAGAAGGAACACTCACTCAAACCGCCGCGCGCAAGCTACTTACGCGCTTGGAGGAGACCCCCCATGACGGCAGCAACGGATACAAAGCCGAAACCTTCCTCCCCCACGAGCCCTCCCAAGAAGGCGGCTCCGAAGCCTCCCAAGAAGAAGACGGTGGACGAGCTTCTGGAGGAGAGAGTTCCGGCGTCCCGGCTGAACAACGTGAGGACGTGCCTGCGCAGGACTCAGGAGATCCTCTCGTCAATCCCGCTACTGGCATTCACGAGGGGCTACCAGGATCTGCTGGAGGACATGAGCGTGGAGGATCCACCCATCCTCTTGGGGAAACAGAGGGATCAAATAGCGCAACAAGTGTACGATCTTATTATGGAAACCCGGGAGACATTGACCCCGAGGATGACGAAGACGGCTCTGGAGGTGATAGTGAATTGCCCGCTCCTCACACAGTCGCCTGAGTCCATTGTCATCATCCTCCTCCGCTTCGCAGCAACTATCGTCTACATGCGCGAATGCGAGGCTAACTGGGACATCTGATGTCCGCGAAACCCATTCCATTCCGCCACGAAGACAACCCCTGCTATCCCCTCCCTCCCGACTACGACGATCTCACTTCGGAGGGGCAACGGCTCGCGCGCGTCAACGCCTGTCGCCAGTGGACGCTGTGGAACAACAAAATCCACCCCATCGAGAAGGGCGAAGCCTTCGTGCGCGGCATCGACTTCTTTGATAAATATTATTTGCAGCAGGACCACGACGACGAGGGCAACGTCCTCTTCGACTCCTACTTCTACGACTTCGACCCCCTGCGCACGCCCGTAGAACACTGGGAATTCATGCGCGCTTCGATTACGAACAAGCGGCTTGCGGGGGTGATGCCCCGGGGCGGCGCGAAGACCTCCATGCAGCGCAAGCGCATTATCATGCAGATGATCGCGCGCCCTCGCTATTCCTTCATCTACGCCACGTCTACGAACGAACTCGCCGAGCTTACGGGCGAGATGGTCCGCTACCAACTCTACGAGAACCCCCGCATCAACGATGATTGGTCCCCCGAATACGGCGGGCGCATAAAGCCCGGACGCTCCGAGGGCTCGCAGGGCATGAAGAACTTCGTCCTCTCGAACCGCTCATCCTTCTTCGCCACCTCGGCGGAATCACGGCAGAGGGGTGGGCGTCCCATCCGATATTTGCTGGATGATCCCGAGTACGACCCCAAGGCGTCCACGTCGATGGAGGTGATTCGTGAGTGGATGGAAACGCTCATATTCAAGATCATCATGCCCATGCTCTCGCGCCCCAACGTGGGCATAGATTGGGTGGGCACATTCGTATCCAAGCGCCACTACCTGTGGCATGCCCTCCAAACTAAAGAGACCACACTATCGGATGGGACTCTAGCAAGGGTTGCTGATGATTCCCGGTTCAACAAGTGGCACCGCCGCATTGCGAGGGCGGCTAATGAGGAGATAGATGAAAAAGGCAACAAAGTGCTGGTGTCGTTCTGGCCCGAGATGTGGCCCTCCACCGAAGAGGAGAAGTTGCGGTTGAAGCTGCACGAGGATACGGAGACCTTGGTGCAGATAAAAGAGAACTGGGGATCCGCCGTCTTTAATGCGGAGATGATGGCGCAGCCGGGCGAGGCGGGCACGAACTTCTTCCCAGAGCTTGACAAGCGGCTTCATGGGTGGTGGATTGATGAGGGGAGTGCGGATGAGGCGTTTGCGCTCAAGCCTTACAAGTCTAAGAGCATCCTCTGTTATTATGACGGGAACACGGACACACTCATCGAGCGCACGATTGAGGACATGGTGTTTACTTGCTTCATGTTCCAGACAGCGGACACTTCGTATGGGGAGAAGAAAACGTCGGACTTCAAGGCGTGTGGGCTTTTCCTTGTAGATGAGAATGGCAACCTGCTGATTATGGACCTGTGGGCTGCGCAAGCGAAAGAGGCGATTCTTGTCACCGAGTTGTTCGGCATGGCCGATCGCTGGCGCTGCCCGCTTATCTGTCCTGAAAAAGTGAAGGAAGGTTCTTCGCTCATTGACTCGATCTCGGAGATCGTGAGGGTGCGCGCGAGTGACGCGATGGGAGTGGAGTGGTTGCCGACGATCGTTCCTAAGCATCCGGGCATGGCGGAAAAATCGGCGAGGATAGCGGGGTCGCTGTGGCGGTTCGAGCACGGCAAGATCAAGATGCCGCTGTGGAAGCGGGATGTGTGGCCGTGGTCCACGTTCTATGACCAGATAGAGGGCTTCAATCCGTATGTGAAGGATGGCGGGTTGGAGCATGATGATCTCATAGATATTGCGCTGGCGATGCCGCAGGCCGTGACAAGGGCGGGGATGTTCGTTAGGATCGGCGACGACGAGGTTGAGAAGACCCCGTATGAGCGGTTGATGGACGGTGAAACAATAGATCACAAGACGGGGATGAGCCTCATGCACATGGCAGTCTCCCTAGGCATGAGTAAGGCGGAACTGGATACGCTTGTGGATAGGAGGATGGGGTGGGACGGTGAGGAGCCGCCTATGCGAGCGAGAAGGCAGCACACAGCGATATGACGGACGAAGCGGGCATCTTCCAAATCGGCACATCGCACATCGCGGTGCCTTTATGGCGATATGACGAGATGGCGCGCATCTTCTATTTGCATGAGTCAGGGCTCCTTGTGGAGACGGAGGGGAGTGTGGAGGGCGTGACCGACGTGTCCACGCCCGATGAGCCTACGCCCTCTCCTCCTGCGCCTAAGCCCGCGATGATAAGTGACACGGTGCTGGGCGGCGTACCTGGGTTCCGCGCTACGAACTATGCTAAGGAAATGCAGGACAAACGAAAGGTGGTGCTGGAGAAGGTGGCGGATAATGGGGCGGCGCAGGTGGAGGTGAAGGATGACGGTTGAGCTTAATACGCCTGATCTGCCGACTGGGAAGGATCTCGCCGATGTGATGCGGATTCATGCGACCCGTGAGGGCTTGCGTATGTCAACCCGCATTATTCGTTGGCGATTGGCTCATGCATATCTCAACGGCGCGCGGAGGTTCGTGGCGCAACCGTTTCACAGCGGGCACAACGGGTTGCTTGGTTCGGGCATTGTGGCGGCTGCCGAGCTTTCGGAGCGTGACCACAAGCGCGGGCGATTGCCGGTGCAGATGTCCGATCTTATCCGTGAGATAAACAAAGTGCAGGGGATGTTGGAGGCGTTCAACCTAAAGCCTCACGTTGACAGAGAAGGAACGTCTCTCACTTCGATACAGAACCGCGCTACGGGGCAGGTGATTCTGGATTCAGTTACAGACACCGAACAGTTGAATTCCATCAAGAGGCGGGCGTCACACATATTTACGACGTATGGGAGTGTAGGGTTGCAGGGGCATATGGTGGACCATCCTACTATTGGACTCACTAATGACTTCGAGGTGATACACCCGCTCGAACTGTTGTCGTGGCCTTCGTTTGGCATCGACTATACGAGACAGACGGGTGTCATGCGAGAGCGGCTTATCCCGTTAGAGAGGTTGAGGCAGCGGTTCGGGAGGCGCATCTCACAGAATGTCAGGAAGCTGGAGACGTTCGAGCCCATGCACGGCGAGGCGTTGCCGGAGCAGGATTCACTTACATTCGTGGACGAGATGCACGGCAGGAGATTCGCGTCGTCGAACACGTCGATAAGCGACGCGACGCGGTTCACTGCGGTGCGGGTGAGGGAGTTGTGGATCACGGGCGAGCGCAATACTTGTAAGAGCTATGCGGCGGCGAGTGGTGAGTTCGTGATTACGGACCAGCGCTTCGAGAATCAGACGGTTTTCTGCCCAATCGGATGGGACTCGTTTATTGATACGGGCGATCCGCACGGGATGGGCATGTTTGATCTGTTGTTCTCGATGGTGCGGGAGTTCGAGAGGTTCGTGGAGGATCTGATTGATAATACGAAGGACTTGAACCAGTATCCGGTGGTGATAATGCCGCAGGCGCAGTTGAATAAGAGAGAGGTTTTAAGGGATGATGGTAAATCGTTGCACTTTACGTTTGCGAGCCCCGATCCTCGATTGGCGGCGGCGGGTCAGTCGTTCAATCCCATTACGGTTGCTCCCCCGACGCTTGGGGATACGCCGGGGCGGACGGCGGCGTTCCTGAGGGACATCATCCAGCAGACGAGTCCCATCCGAGATTTGCTGAGGGAGAAGGGGAGGGTGGATTCGCTGCCGGGGCTCCAGTTCCTGGATGAGAACGATAAGCAGAGCGTGGTGAGCGCGGCAAGGGGGTTTACCAATGTGTTCTCGTCGGTGCATCGGTGGGCGTTGGCGGCTGCGACGAGGGAGATGGTGGCGAGTCCGAGGCCGGTGCCGATAGATAGGGTGGATCTGGGGCTCGTGGGGGCGATTGTGGACTTTGAGAGGGGGACGGTGGATTTCAAGCAGAACCCGCTGCCGGATGTGACGAGGTTGAGGGTGGGAGTGAAAGAGGTAACGCCTAGGTCGCAGGCGCTGCGGAAGCAGGAGGCGCTGGCGATGTTCACGGCGCAGTTGGCGGACGCGGACAGGCTCATACTGTTGTCGTTGGAGGAAGGGATCGACCTAGCGCTGTGGATAGAACCGGAGAAAGCGGCTTATCAGGTGGTGGTGCAGAACATTCTCTCGCTCTATGGGGACGGACAGGCGGGGGGGAGTATTGTGGTGACGCCGCATACGGAGAGGCCCGAGTTCCAGTTGCGGGTGTTGGAGGCGTTCATGGGCGGACCGGAGATGCGGGCGGCTTCGGCTGAGGTGCAGGACTTCTTTATCAGGTACAGGACGGCGCTGCTCGGGTTCATCTCGCCCATCTTGCCGGAGCAAGTGCCGGATCTTCAGGAAAGCGCGTTGATTGCTCAACAAACACAAGGTAGACTTGGGCAGGCCCAAGGGGCGCTGCCACAGGCTGTCTAAGGAGACGACTCATGTTCTGGAACCAACCACTCAGAGATCCAACGGCTCAAGGCGGCGGCGCAGCGACCGCGACACAGACACAGCAGACGGGCGCTGATGGTGTGAACCTAGGACCGGGCGCGAATGGGTCGCGCGGGCAGGGGAGCAGTATCAACCTCGACACGACGGTCACGGCTGGCGGCGAGGCGTTCACCATCAATCAACTCCTCACTGCGAAGCGAGAACTGGATTCGATGAGGGGGGAGAAAGGTGAGCTTACTTCGCTGCGCGCGTTGAAGGACGCGGTGAAGCTGGTGATGCCGGATGATGGGGCGGAGGTGGGTGTGGATGTGTCCGAGCGAGCGATGAGGACGGTGCTCGCGGGCGTTGACTGGAAGGGAAACGTGGACCAATTCATTAGTGATACGTACAGGCAGGTTGAGGGTTCGGGACAGCAGGTCGCGGGGGCTCAGGCCGCTGCCAACGTCGCGCAGAATGGCGCGGTGAATGGACAAGCCACGAGCGAACTCGCGGACACCAACGCATCCGTGAACCATCAGGGAAGGTTGCTTCAAGAAGTGTTGAGGGATCGACTGAGGACCAAGACTGCTGAAGCGGTGTTGAATGACCCCATGCTCAACAAGTTCATCAAGGTCATTAAAGAGCGTGAAGGCGATAAGGGAGAAGAGGACGTAGCTAAGGTGCGCGCAGGATGGAGCGATCAGATATATCAAGGTCTGATCTCGGCGGTGGCTAGGAAGAAGGACGCGATTGGCGGAGACCTCGACATGCGTTGGATTGATGAGGTTGCGCCAGAAGTGGTGAAGCAAGTGGCGGATAAAGCCCGTTTGCTCATCGGGGATCCCAACCAGATCGGTAGGGGGTCGTCGATGCCAGGCGGAGAGGATCCGTTCAAGGCCATACTGGAACGGGAAGCGGCGACTATGCCCAAGTACGATCCTGATAATCCGCATGATCCGAAGTTCGACAGTAAAGTCGTTGATTTTGCGACTGATGTGCTGTCGAGAGCGGCGGCGAACGCGGATAGAGGCGAGGGCACGGTCGCTTGATGGCACAAGAACGGAGATAACAAACAATGGCGTCGATTGCGAACTCACTCTTTGATCGCAATAAGGATGTGGTCAAAGAGTTGATAGGAAACATGGCTTTCGAGTTGCTGCCGCAGACAGACCCCATCTTCATGGGGATGCTGCTGCCGGAGTTCAGCACTGAGAGCGACAGTCTTGGTCGTGACATGCTGTTCAAGAAGAGATTCTATGGATCTCTCACAGGTGTCATCCAAGGTGCGCAGAAGAGTAATCAGTTCACGATTACAGGCGATCAGACGACTTCGCCCGTAGGCGCGCCGAAGTTGTTTAGGAATTTGCCACAGGAGACTTTTCCCGATCCGCGTGAAGGTCCGAACCCGAATCCTTTCAATCTGGCAGGCACGATCTACGCGATCGAGACCAACTTCCTGATTACGCTGAGTATGTTGCAGTTGGACGCGACGCCCGCGAACATCAAGCAGCATGTTGTGCCGGTGTTCAGAGGGTTCGCTCGCAACATTGCGCAGTGGGCCGCGAACAGTTGGTATCTGGACAGGGAGCAGCAGTTCAGATATTCGGAGTTGGGGCCAAGTTCGGGCACGGGCTCGTATACGGTGGACCCGACCACGAACTTCACGATTACCTTCTTCCCTCCCCAGCGCGAAGTGCGCAGGTACATACAGGGGCAGGCTGTCGAGATCAGGAAGATTTCTGACAATACGCTCGTCTCGAAGTCGGACACGACTAACGCGAGGGCGCGGCTGTTCGTGGCGTCTGCTGATGTGCTGAAGAACAAGGTCGTGTTGGCGTCTGAGGAGACGGCGACCGATGGCACAGCGGCACCGCTAGCGACGTGGGACGGAAACCTTGGCGATAGCACGGAACAGATCGTGTTGGCGGACCAGACCGATGCGTCTGACGTGATCGAGGGTCTGTATTCGTGGAGAGATTGGTACAAGTTCCCACCAGATTCCGGTGCGACAAACGCGCAGAAGAGGCTGCTGGGATCTTCAGCAATCACGGCCAATAACGAGTTTATTGACGTGACGCAGCACCCCGAGTTCCAGTCCTTCCATGCGTCGAGTGTGGGTCCGTTGACGGAAACCAAGCTCCTTGCGCATCTCGACACGATGGAGAGCATGTTCGAGATGTATGGATACTTCGTTGATACCCTTATTGCAGCGTCGGGCATCTGGCTCAACGTGTTCGATATTCGTCGGGCGAAAGAGAGGGTTGACCGGACGAACCGGCCCGGGTCGATTACGAATCTCGGACTCGGAAAGGGTTTCGGGATTGAGAGCCAGACCGGACGGGTGTATACCGGGGTTACGAGCCGGTATCTAGAGAAGCAGACGATCATTGGCACACGGATAGCGAGCAACTGGTCTCTGGTTGTTCCTCCGGATCCCGACCAGTTGTCCCGCGCTGGGACACAGATGAACGAGGTGCCCAAGATCCCGTTGATCTTCGTGAACGAGGCGCTTAGTGGATCGGACAGGTTCCCGATTACGTCGGGCGGCTTGCTCACTGAAGCTGCGCAGTTCCCTGCGATGATTCGGATGCAGTACGCGCCGAGGGAGCAGATACCTGGCGCGGTTTGGGAAGGCGTCGATGACAACGTGATTCTGTCTACATAGATATCCCTTCTCCACCTCTGAGGTGCGAGAATCCTCCCCATGAGGGCGGGAATAAACCCCCGTCCTCGTTTTCACAAACCCCGGAAACCCAACTATCGGATGGGACTCATGCAAGTGAAGGTTGTAGATAGACTGGTGCTTGCGATGAAGCACGAAGGAGGTTCTATCTTTGATCCAATGAAGCACAGGGAGGTGAGGTGCTTGTGGGTTGAGAGTGTGAGATGTATGGCTGAGAAGCTGGGTAAGGACTTCGCGCGCGATCTGTTTCTTTGTATGAATGATAAGGGCGGGTGCGCGGTTGCTATGTGGGAGAAGAGGCCGGTAGCAAAGGGAAGGAAGGGTGTTTTTCGGGTTATACATGCGCTGATGATGCATCCGGATAAGGGGGATGGAGGGAACTTGCCGTCGATGAGGTATATGGCGCAGCGGTTAAGGCCGACCGTAGAGATTATGGATGAGGCGATGAGAGATATGGTGGCGACGGAGAAGATGGAGGATAACGCGAAGATGGCGTCGGAGGAGCAGAGGGATGAGATGGTGAAGCATTACAGGAAGAGAGAGGGGTGGGACAGCGCTACGGCGAGGATGCTGAAGTCGGGGGCGATGCCGTTCGTGGGCGAGGAGGAGGCGGCGTTGAGCGATACGGACGACATGCTGGGATTGGAGTGAGATGCATTCAACGGGCGCTATCTTGTGGTCAACGCTTGAGGATATAGCGTTCTTGTTTGATGAGTCGTGGGGAGAGGGTAAGTATGACGCGAACTTCGCGGTGAACAGGTTTGTGCAGCCGAAGATAGATGAAGTGTGGTCGCGCGTGATACTAACGATGGACAACGTGGTGCTTATCAGGCACCAGATTTCTATACTGAAAGATGTAGCTTCATACGAGTTGCCGCCACAGATACAGGAGATATGGAGGGTGGGGCTGCTCGACGATCAGGGGGATTTGGTGGCGGAGTGGAGGCCGAGGGGTTATTTCCATCCGCATGGGCAGAACTGGAGGATAGAGCATAACCAGTTAGTGTTTGACCCGAAGCCGAACGTAGCGTCCACGGCGCAGATTGACTATGTGCCTTCGGGGGACGTGTTCGTGCATTGGCATGATGGGACGAGTAATTTGGGGGAGGTGCTGACGACGACGACGTTCAAGGGGACGAAGACGCCAACGCTGGGGATATTTGATAGAAGGGCGAATGCGTATGTGGGGAGCATACTAAGAATACTAGGGAAGAATCCTAATGATGCTGCGAGTGTGTGGGAGGAGCACATCATTGACTCGCAGGCGAACGATGTGTTTACGACGAGGACCGTGATGTCGAGCGCTGTGAGTACGGGGTATCAGTATGAGGTGGTTCCGGCGGGGTATACGGCGATTGCGGAGGCGGTGTCGATGGCGGGCGCGTCGAAGTTTGGGTTGGGGAGAGGGATGAGCCAGAAGAAAGCGAACCAGATTGCCATTGAGTATGCGGAGGCGATCAAGACAATTACAGATAGGCTGTCGAATCTGAATATGAGGTTTGGAGATCATTATGATCGACAGACGATAGATAATCCTGAGATGATGGTGCATGTGCATGGGACCGGGCATATCTTCTGAGGAGGATAAGTGAGTGTCGCAGATATCTGAGAGCGATGCGAGAGAACTGTTGAAGCAGATGGACCTTGCGCTGAGGCCGGGGGTGCGCGGGGAGACGGATGAGTTTATTCGTGCTTCGTTTGGGATTGGGGTGAGGGCGTCGTTCGTGCCGGGGAACTCGTTTGAGGGGCCGTTCAAGGTGAAGGTGCAGGACGACAGCCTGGTGGAGGGGACGTAGCGTGCCTCCTGAAAAGCGCAGGCTTGAGACGGAGTGGTCGTTCCCAACAACGAATGTGACGGCGGTGCGGAGGGGTCCGAGGACGACCGTTCCGGCGAAGCTGCCCAATGGATTGGATGTGGCTTCGCGGTTGGTGGGGTTCGAGGGCTCGTGCGATGTGGCGCTGAGGCCGAGCAAAGGGTTCAGGATAGTGAGGGAGGCGGACCTGCCGAGCGGGGCGGGGACGTGGGAGGGGAGTACGGTTGATCCGCCGAGTGATTATACGTTTGTGGACGTGCGCGCGGTGGAGTTGAAGGTGGGAGAGAATGACTTCATATACGGGTTTATGTACAGGACGAGGAGTGTTGCGAAGGGCGTGAATGCGTCGGATCATCTGTGGCTTGAGTACAGGATTGTGCCGCACGGGAATTTTACGGTGCTGGAGGTGGACTGGAATATAGCGGCGGCGGCGCAGTGGGACGTGGTGACTTCGGGGCGGATTATGTATGTGTTCGTGGAGGGACGGGAGGTTGTCTCGATTGAGATAGAGGATACGTCTGTGTCCCCGGCGGCGGGTGCGGGGGAGCAGTATCCAGCGGGCGCGTGGGGATTGAATATGGGGCCTGCGGATACGAAGATATTGGGTGGGGAGCAGGGCGCGTTCGCGCCGGGGCCGGGGCAGAGGCCGGTGTGGAGCACCACGGTTAGTAATTCGATCGCGGGGCTGGATCCTGCGTTTCTGGATCTGTCGGCGGGGGAGACGGCGTTCGGTAGTCTGCGGTTGGTGGGGCAGAACACGACCGAGTGGCCCGACACTTTCGTTTGGCTTGGGGGGACGGCGTTCTTCCAACAGAACGAGGATATAGACAGGATCGCGGTGCGGACGCCAGGGTTCGGCGCGTTTGTGCCGGGCGGGTACGGGTTCGCGTACCAGCTTATTAGTACGAAGACGGGCAGAAGGTCGCAGATCACGGATCTGTTGGGCATCGACACGACGGCCTTCGATGATCCGGCGAAGGATGATCTGTTCGCTGTCAACATCCTTTACAACACGCAGAAGTTTAATGCGGTGGCGTTTTACAGGAGTGTGGAGAATCCCAATGACATTCCGGTGCTGAGTATATCTCAGTTGTTCCTTGATAGGGTGTTTGATCTGGTGGACTCCAAGAGCGCGGCGGGGGCGGGCGATGCGCTGGAGACGGATGAGCAGCACTCGACGGTTTTCTTCGAGGCGAGTGATAACCGGATAACTTCGCATATGGGGTTCACGGATAGTGATACATATGATGAGGAGGTGCCGAGGGGCGGGGCGGCGCTGTTGTTTGACGGGACGATGCTCGTGTCGAAGATCGTTCCGCCGCCCGCGAGCACGACGCCCGAAGAGACGCAGGATCCCGAGGACTTTAATCAGTCGCTGGGGGTGATGCGGTGGTCGTCCTTGAGGACGCAGAGCGTGGAGTTGTTCCCGCCGGAGAACATCTTTGTGCCGAGCATACCCACGAGCGAGATTATTAGGTTCGGGAGGGTGGGCGATACGATATTGGGCTTTGCGAGGGAGAAGGTGTACCTGATAAGGAGGCAAGGGTTCATACTGGATAACCCGAAGGAGATACATATTGGGTTCGGGATTACGGGGGATAGGGCGATGACGGTTGTGGGGCCGATCGTGTATTTCCTTACGCACAAGGGATTGAAGGTGGCGGACTCGACGGGCGGGTTGCAAGACGTGGCGGAGATCAACACGATCATCATAGATGAGTGGAGAGGGCAACTTGGGAATGTGAAGCTGGTTTACGATGCGTTCGCCGGGCTCATCATGGTGCATAACCCCGATCTTGAGAAGATGGTGTGCCTGTGGATCACGAGCGGGAAGATCACCGAGTTCTTCGACGCGAACTTCGTAGCCGCGACGGAAGGGTTGTTCACACGCGATATAAGTGATCCTGAGTCGCCGTTTGTGGACAGGGCGTTCCTGTTGCAGACGAGCGGCGTGGGGACGAGCGCGCTGGGAAGGGTGTATGCGTACGACTTCGAGCGCGCGAAGGCGAGGGTGACATTCTTGGAGGTGACGGGGGATGTGAGGCTGGATGTTGGGAGTGTGGCGAGCAACGTGGTTACGACGAGCGGAGGGACGCCGGGCACGGATATTGTGGGCACGACGATGTATGTGTTGGAGACGACGCCCATCGAGGATATCGGGAGGAAGAGCAAGATCACGGCGGTGAGTGGGCAGGATGTTACGGTGGAGAACGGGTCGCTGTTCAAGACGAATGATCGGGTGGGGATCTCGCCGGTCTTCTGTAGCGTGGTCACGCCGCCTATCTCGGTGCAGGACGAGGGTGGGTTCGTGTTCGGGCGGAGGGACTTCATGCAGCAGAAGACCATCGAGGCCGTGGGCGCGGCGTTCACGCGGGTCGAGGGAGCAGCCACATCGGATGGGACCACAGATGCGAAGTTCCAGGGGGTTTACTTCAGGGGGGACGACGAGGCGGCGTTTGCTACGAGCGTGCCGCAGTTGAAGAACATGGACAAGTTCAGGTCGATTGTGGACGGGTCTTCGCAGTATGACGCGGCGTTCAAGGGGAGCAATGTGGAGACGAATATAGGGGGGAGGTTGGGAATCGCGCATGGAGCTCCCTCGATCGGGTTGCAGACGTTCTGCCCCGAGGCGGATTACAGGTTGCTGATGCTGCGTGTGAAGGGTAAGATCGAAGCGACACAACGAGACAAGAGGCCAGAACCATGACCTCATTCACAACTGGCTTTGCTGACTTATCACGATTCAGTTCGCCCGCTGCGCCAGGGTTCGGGGCGCAGTCTTCGTTCGCGGGTCCATCCCTCAGCGCGCCCTTTGCAAGGATGGCGGGGCAGAGGGTAGGGCAGCCGACCACGTTTGGTCCAACATCAGACGCATTCAGAGGGCTGCCGTCCGGTGGGCAGCGCGGTGAGCCTTCAAGGTCGGAGTTGGAAGACGCGGCGCGGAGGTTCTTCGGGCCAAATGTGATGATACGCGGGGACAGGGTGATTACGGGTGTGCAAGCGGGCACCGGGGCGGAGCTATCGAGAAGCATCAATGACCTCTCTATCAGGCGCGCGGCGACTGCGGGACGCACGACGCTGCTCGATCAGTTGACGGGGGCGCTGGGGGGCGAGATTGAGCAGCAGAGGGGGGCGGCGGGGAGGCAGTTCGGGAGGAACGA